AATATTCGAGGCAATTTGAATGTTACAAATGATGTATCCTTCAATGGGAATCTAATAGTAGGACAAACAGTATATGCAAATAAAAATATGGGTATAGGAAGAGATCCACAATATCCACTAGATGTATCTGGAACAACAAATATTATAGGCAATTTAATTGTTTATAATGATGTATCCTTTAATGGAAATTTAGTTATTAGAAATAATTTGATATGTGGAAATATTACTACAAATAATAACACAATAAACGCAGGAACTGGAACAATAAGTTGCGGAGTATTAACTGCTTCAACAACAACGGCACAACCAGTATCGCAATTGTTTACATCATCCGCTACGTCAAATAATCCAACTCCAACATATACATTAAAAGTAGGGTCATCAATACCACATGCAACTCTAAATTATCCTACAAATAATTTTATTTGGAATTATAATGCTGGTGGAAATTGGGGTGCAATTGGATTAGATTCAGCAAACTCTACGCAAATAACTTATGATAATAATGGTGTGAATATTGGTTCGTATGTTAAACCTTCTAATACTTCTTTGAATAAACTATATGTTGACGGATCAGCAAATTTTAACGGGTCATTAACACTTTCAAGCGGGTTAAAAATTCAGGCACCAATAGCGGTAAGTTCAGTTAGCGGATCTCTTACTATAAATTGTAACAGTTATTCATTTGCGTCATATACTTTAACTATGACAGAAAGCATATCAGGAATTACATTTTCAAACTCGGTCACAGGAGGTCAGTATATAATTTATATTACCGGTAGCGCAACTTCTTATACTATAAGTAAACCGCTTGGTGGTTCAACAATAAGAACAAGTTACTTATCATCTTTAACAGTCGCATCAAACAACTCCGCAATCATTAAGGTCTATAATCAAGGTACATATTTTTTACTTGATGGAAGTGTATATGCTTACTGATAAATACAAAAGGTTAAGGTTATTTAACTGCGTTCAAATAGTCATATAAAACTTATTCATTTATTATAGTAAATGAATAATATTTTAAATAGAGAACAAATAGAAGAAGATATAAAAAAAATGCTTACAAACTATGAAACGAACTGTCAAAACATCAATTTCAAAAAGGGCATTTATTTATATGGTTCTCCAGGTTGTGGAAAAACACATTTTATAACAGAAATATTAAAAGAACTGAACTATGATATTATTAAATATGACGCAGGAGATGTTCGGAATAAATCACTCATTGATACAATAACCTCCAATAATATTTCTTCGCAAAATGTTCTCCATATGATTGCAAGAAAGCCAAAAAGAATTGCCATTATCATGGACGAAATTGATGGAATGAACAATGGCGATAAAGGGGGTATAACAGCGCTTATTAAATTAATAAGACAGAAAAAAACAAAAAAACAGCGTCTAGAACACAAGACAATGAATCCTGTTATTTGTATTGGAAACTATTATATGGATAAAAAAATAAAGGAGTTAATGAAGGTCTGTAATACATATGAATTAAAACCGCCAACGCGAGAACAAATACAGCAAATCATATATGAAAAAATACCGAACTTCAAAACATTCGATATATCAGTACATACAAAAATAATAAACTACATACAAGGTGATTTAAGAAAAATAGAATTTATTGAAAAGATATGTAAAAAAAATCCGGATTTATTAACAGATGATTCATTGGATCATATATTTCATGTAAAACAATTCAATGAAGATTCTAAAAAAATAACACAAAGATTAATACAAGAGCCTGTTTGTATAAATGATCATATAAAAATAATAAATGAAACGGATCGTACAATTGTTGCGCTCTTATGGCATGAAAATATAGTAGATGTTCTCAGTAAAATAGCCAATGAAATATCAATGCCGTTTTATTTACAAATTCTAGACAATATTTGTTTCGCGGACTTTATAGATCGAATTACTTTCCAAAATCAGATTTGGCAATTTAATGAAATGAGTTCTTTAATGAAAACATTTTATAATAATTATTTGTATCATAAAGAAATTGGTGTTTCTGAGAACAATATAGAGGAAATCCGGTTTACAAAAGTTCTCACAAAGTATTCAACTGAATATAATAATATATTATTTATTTATAGTTTATGTCAGGAATTAGACATGGATAAAAAGGATTTACTATCGTTTTTTCATGAATTAAGATTATTTCACGGTAGAGACTTTCTGTCACAAGCTGAAAAAATGAGCACAGTAGAAAAAATATTCGAAAATTACAATATTGATAAGTTAGATATAAAACGAATTTATCGATATTTAGACAAAAATGTGAAAAAGGACATTATATATGAAGAAGAAAGTGATATTGATGAATAAACGAGTTAAATATAATATGATATATAATTCAAAATGGGAAAAACAACTTCTCATGTTCCGGTTTTAAAAAGAAAATTCTATCCATTTGTATCTGTATGTACGCCGACATTTAATCGTAGACCATTTATTCCTATTATGTTTCAATGTTTTTTGAATCAAGATTATCCGCATGACAGAATGGAATGGATTATTGTAGATGATGGTACGGATTCTATTCAAGATTTAATAGACAAATCAAATATTTCGCAAATAAAGTATTTTAGAGAAGAAAAGAAAATGTCGTTGGGTGAAAAGCGCAATTTTATGCATTCAAAAGTGAAGGGCACTATTATTGTCTATATGGATGATGACGATTATTACCCACCGGAAAGAGTTAGTCATGCAGTCGAAACATTAACCAACAATAAAGAAGCAATGTGTGTAGGTTCAAGTGAAGTGTATATTTATTTTAAACATATTCAAAAAATGTATCAATCAGGTCCTTATGGACCCAATCATGCTACAGCAGGAACATTTGCTTTTCGAACAGAATTATTGAAAACTACGTCATATGAGAATCATGCCGCGTTAGCAGAAGAGAAACATTTTTTGAAGAATTATTCGATACCGTTTGCTCAATTGGACCCATTAAAAAGTATATTGGTGTTTTCACATGAACATAATACGTTTGATAAACGTAAACTATTAGAGAACCAACATCAAGATTATTTTAAAGAATCAAATAGAACGGTCGATGAGTTTATTCGTAATACAAAAGAGGAATCTATTAAACATTTTTTTATGAATGACATTGACCGTTTATTAAAAGTATATAAACCAGGAGAACCAAGTATGAAACCAGATGTATTATTACAGATAAAACAAATAGAACAAGAGCGTGCAAAAATGATTGAAGAGCAAGGTGGTCCACAAATGATGATTAATGAAGAGGGGAAACCGCCAAGACCGATTTCACCAAATGAGATTGTCCAATTAATGAATCAGCAAATGGAACAGATTAAACATTTGACGCAAAAAAATCAGTCATTAGAAGCGATGGTAGTCAATTTACAAAAAACTATATCGAAAGGTGTAAAAAATGACAGTTTAAAGAAAAAGGAAGAACCACAAGAGAAAAAAGCACCGAACAACGCGTTCACTGATATTTTATTGGCTAGAATAAATGAATTAGAGAAAATAGTAAATAATTTAAAGACTGGATTGGATTCTAATGAAAAAATCAGTGATAAACAACAAGCACCGGTTATGAATAGTCATAATCAAAATGTTACAACATCGATAAAATCAAAAACAATTCCAGAAGTAAGGGTGAATATCAAATAAATATTATATTTCCACAATTTACATTCGTAAATATTTTTACAAATGTAATTATATGATTGTTTGATTTTATTTTTTATTTTTATCTTGTTGTTGGCTCTTTATTTCATTCCATCCGGTTTTCACAGTTGTCATTACATTTGTAATACCACTACTAATTGCTTTACCAGTTGTTTGTGCGCCTGGAATAATATTTACTGCTTTTTGACCTACATCTAATATACTTTCACTATCTGTAGACGGTTTATTCAAATTATCAAATATACCTTGAGTTTTCTTGAATATACTATCTCCAACACTACCCATTGTTCCGAAAATTTTACCTGCCCATTTATCAGTAATTGTTTGTTTTGGTGCTTTTTCTGGGGTTTCATTTTTCTCACGTTCGCTTTTTTCTATCAAATCTTTAGTTATTTGATCACTATTCACAAAAATTTCTTTTGCGCTTTGTTTGTCGTATTGATTGAGGTTTGCTGGATTCTCTGTAAATGTAAATCGTTTATAGCCCTCTGTTATATCGTAAGCCGCTTTCAAAACTGGAAGTTTTACCTTATATTTATAAAGACACCATAGCCCAATTAAAACAAAGAACGTTATATAAATACCTAACATACCTAATTGTATTTTTGGCGCCTGATCGCCGCCACTAATCTCTTTGGTAATTGTATTATAACCACTTATTAGAACATATAATAGAATGGCTTCGGTCATAAAAAACATACACATCAAACAAGCATATCTGAAGTATTGTTTTATCTCGCCCCGCCATGAATTATCTTGTGTTTTATCAAATAGCTTACTGTACATAATTCTATTTATAAAATCCATTTTACTCGAATAGTCACAATTATAATCAGTATTATTATATACTGAAAAAAGTATATTATATGTTATATAAATAAGACCAATTGAACAAGATAATGGTATCAACGCAGAAGTAATCATAAATTTTAGTATCCAATAGATTAAAAACGCAATAAATTTAAAGAACATTATGATTAATCTAGGTGTGGTTATAACCCACCATATACTAAACATTTTTATAGGTTTATATGAGGGTTCTTCTAGACTACCATATCCCATGACTCCTTTAATGAGTTGAACTAGATCGACTGGGGTATTCTCTCTTATTACTGTAAAGAAGAAAAAAATGCTTGTTATAAGCGCTGCTATTTCAGCAAACCCAACATACTTAGTATCGATATTATTTGTCTTAAATATTGCAGTAAATAACGTTGAATCTATTTTAAATAATTTAACAAAAGGAACAATCCATGTGTTGAAAAATTTGCTGTAAAAATTAAGAATACGTCCGCCATATTTCTTAAAACCATAATACACTAGAATAACAACAGAAAATAGCCAAATATATGGCGGTATTTCTTTGATATCAAATATGGGGTTTATTATCATGCCTTTAAGCCCTTGATTTATTTTGGTTGAACGAAACGTCTTCAATAATGTATTTAACAACGTATATAACATCTTTACTGGTTTAAACACAAATTCGAGTATATAGTCCGTTTTATGATTATCATAACTATGAAAGTACGTTTCATAATCAGTAAAAATAGGATATTTATGATTAGAGCTAGTATGTATATTCGCGCCAGTTTCATCGGTCAATGGTCCATCTATATCTTTGAAAAAGAACATATAATAAATATTATACGCAACATATAACATAATCGGTATTAGCACAATTCGATATATTTCATTTTTTATTGTTTTTGCATAGCCTTCCAAGTCTTTGCCAATACGTTGTTTTAATTTTTCGCATTCAGATAAATGACTGGATATAAAATATTTTTCCATTTCTTCACTTTTGATAGAAACATTACTTAATATATACTTTGTTAAATATTGATAGTTATTATTAGTGTTATCTTTAATTTCAAATGGATCAAAATTCATTCCTACCGGAGGAAGTTCAATAATATTGTTAACATTCATTTCAATAAATGCTGAACTTTCATACGGTATAGGTATGCGAACAGTCTCATCAGGAATTGACTTACCATCAATTACAACTTTAGAAAATTTTAATAATGTGTTATCACTATTAATTTTATATAATATGATTGGATAACGATAATTTAGTTCCCATATAACTCGATCAAATATGCTTCGACAATTTACTATATTCGATGTCAAACTATTTCCTTCAACTATTGCAATATAAATATTACCAACTGAATTATATGGATTGTTTGAAATAGAATCTTGTTGTATTAAGATAAAAAATACATGATTGAATACTGATAGCATATAATTATCCAAATACTTAGAATTACGACTATACAATAAAAATTCTAAGCGGTTCAATAAACTAGTGTATATTGTACCTACTCTTGCTTCAATTTCTTGAAATCCTAACACATTGTCTTTTGACTCTATTAATTTTTCAAAAATAATGAGAGAAAAATGTTTTATAACATACAATAAATAATCTTGTATAGGAGTTGATTGTGTTTTGGTCATATCTACAGAAAATACTTGTTTATTATATTTACTATTATCCCACTTAGTAGTAGCAGTATCATCCAATATATTTACTATATTGGACGGTTTGCTAATCTTCGGTGTTATCTTGCTTTCAGTAACAAAATAGAATCCTGTTAACATTTTATTTTTATCTTTCGCTTTATTTAATTCTCTATCAACTATAACCATCAAACTTTCTGTATCTAATTTTGGAAAAAATTCTGCATCTAGTGGATTATACTCGATTTCGGTTTTATTATCCATTTTAAATCTTGCCAAATTATCTCTGTTATAATAATTGTTATAATCAGCTTCGGTATCTTCGTATAATGGATCGCTATTATTTTTATGAACTGGTTCATCACGTAGCACGTTTATTTCGTTTTGGATTGACTTTTTATTTAACGAATCGTCGAAATCATTATTGAATATAAACAATTCATCACTTGTCATTCGTCTACGTATTTTGGTTTCATAACCATTCAATTTATTAATATAAAATTTTCCGACTTTTTTTCTTATTGTTTTATCCTTGATAAAATCTGGATGATTTTTTTGAAACGAATTAATTGTTTTATTTAAACTAGGTTGTTGATTCAATGAAAATTCTTCCACGTTAGTATATGTTTTTCCCCCCTGATTAACGAAATGCTCTTTCGTAATGGTCTGCTTTATTTGATCAGATGTCCAATAAAATGCTTGTGACACATTACTACTTGATCGGTGAAGTGTAGAAACCGTATCATTGTTACATTCTATATGGTTTATCATTAAAAACATTTTTAATATATCACAAATACTCTTTTCAATCATTTTATCAACATTGACAACCGGTGATGAAAAATAAGACATTAATTTTTTTATATACTCTTTTACTTTTGATAAATCAACTGATTTTTGAAATAGTTTGCCATGTTGTTGAAAATAGCCTAATCCTTGTATATCAAATTCGCCACCTGATTCAAGTCCTTCAATGAGTGGTTTCTCTATTGTATGCTTGTTATCTGAATTTTGTAAAACATTAAACATTGGAATATTTGAAAAATTTTCAGATTTACTCGATGAATTTACGTTTTTTTTAAATGATTCTTTTTTTCTCCAACTTGTCATAATAATATTAATATATAATTATATATTATCTTAGAACTATCTTGCATATAACATACCGCAATTACCACCGATAAATGAAATTACATTATATCTTTCTTCAAATACTTTCATATTGTAATTATATTCAAATAATCTCCAATTTGATTTGGTGGTTCCAATAGGGTTTCCTGTTGTGTCACAAATAATATTGTAAGCCATGTTTTGTATATCAAATGGTGGACTATATGTCGTAACCTCTAATTCAACAAGTCTAAATTTACTTAAATTAATAGCACCCGATGGTTGATATTCAAATGGGTCTGTATTTAAACAGAAATTATAGCAATATAACCCATTCTTCGCATTGCCTTTTGTTCTCACATATTTTTCAACGTAGTTATATACGCCTGCTTCTAAAACATTCTCTCGGTAGTCGCCATTAAATACGATTGCCATTGTTTCTAAAATTTCTCTTTGATTTTCCGGTGCTAATTTACCAGTTACAAATATACCTGTTGCGGTTAAAGTAGCACTATCAGGATTTTTACCAGGACCAGGTATTGGGCTATCCTCAATATCATATGGGATCTTTGAATATGGCCAATTTGTATAATTGGACCATTCATTTCTCATGTTCACGTCATTCCTTTGTAGATACATCATCCAATTTGCCACCATTCCGGAAGATGTCAATTTTACTTTTTGTGTTCCTGTAATATTTTGATAATTGTATTCAAAAACGTCTTTTACTAAATATACTTGATCTTCAGCAGCAAATTGTCTAGATTCTTCTGCAGATAAAAAACAATACGTAGACAATAGATGAATATCTGCATTCCACACATTTGTTGTATTTAAATATGGATTTGGAATATTCAAATCTTTCGGTGGTGTTTGTAAAAATTGATACATATTAAATTGTGGAAGATTAAAATCAGGTTGCATATATGGAAAATTAAATCCTGGGTCAAATACATCGCGCACTTGGAATAACTGTTGTATTGGTCGAAATGTTACATTTACATACAATTCATTATATTGAAGTGCAATCATCGGAAACGCACATCGGCTATCTAACGTAAACCACGTATTTATAGGAATATACAATTTAGTTCCACGAATAGATGGTTCGGCACTAGTTGTTATATCTTGATAATAAGCAGAAGGATATGTATTCACTCTTCCAAATGCGTTTCCTGGATCATTCAATTCAGGAATATTTCCAGTCATTTTATCAAATAGGTTTTTTTTCTCTGCAGAAAAATCACGCTCGACCATTGCTCTCAAATATTCTCCACTATATTTTTGAATAGTTTGAGAACCACATGTAATAGTAATGTCTGTAATCATATTTGTTCCTAATTCTTTAATCCATTTAAAATCATATGGTGCCCACATGTTTGCGGTTTTTTCACAAGGATTATAAATAGGTGACCATATAGTTGGTAAATTTATAACAATATATGTATCCATTAATAATTCTGCATATCTTGGCATTTTAAATGTAAATGTAGATGGTTCAGTTAATCTTAAATCTCTTAATCCATCATAATCAATTCTAAATTTTTGTAATCCAAAGTTTGTATATTTTGCATATGTTACTTTAAAGAATGTTTTTGTAGGATTCCCTGTTAAAATAATATTATTGTTTCCTGTAGATATAAGATTTAGTAATCCTCCTGCCATTATTATATTATTAGTATATTTTTTATTTTCATTTATGTATAGTATATATAATGAATTTCATTCACAAATTAATAATGCTTGTTATTTTTGCAATTCTATTTTATATTTTGTTTCGACTTGTAAAAAAAAGAACAGAAATACTACATGGTATGAACCAACCTAGTGTAGCGATTGAAGGACTTACATGTATTTCTGAAATTACAGATGCCACTGTAAAAAAAATTATGGACGCAAATAAAATAGTTCCAATACAAGATAATCTTTCATCCAAAAAGTATTATAAAGATGATACTAGTAGAACATTAGATAAATATCACATAAAGGCTTCTTACCATTCTGCGTTTGATGGTACAAAAATATCCAAAGATATGTTATTATATGTTTTACATTGTGGGTATCGATTTTTAGATTTTGAAGTATATTATGATTATGATTCTGGTGATAAAAGGGGTCTAAATAATAAATCAAAAACAGCAGTAGTATCATATAATGACGGATCAACTATATCGAGTGTAACTGTTGCTTTAAAAGATATTTTAGAAACGATTAATATACATGCTTTTTCGAATGTAAATAATAAAGATGATCCTTTATTTATTCAAATAAGACCTGTATATGGTAAAGAAAAGGGTGAAAACGACTTATTAGATAGTCGAATAAATACAGCGATAACAATCATTGACAACGCAATTAAAGATGTTACACTTACAACTACAATGAGCAGTTTATTAAAAAAAACAGTTGTTATTATAAATAATTTTAGTAGTCCACCTAACTATATGAAACAGTGTAACGCAGAAAGCGATTTGACCAAATGTACTCTAGATAAAAGTAAAAATCAAGTAATTATACAAGTAACACCAACAGATTCAAAGAATAAAATATTGTCTTCAAATCCACAGTCATTAGATATTATTTCAAAAACGAATTGTCATATTTGTCCGATGATGGCATGGAAGCCAAGTTATACGCCTGGGTTATCATCTTTTGGTGCTTTATCTCAATTAGGTGATTATGAAACAATGTTTTTAAAAACAGCTGGTAGTGCTTTTGTGTTATTAACCGAAGCTAAGGCATATTCCGATACGAATAACCCATTGAACGTACATGGATCTTCATATCCTTGAATAAAATATCTTTATTAGTATATATGAAAGGCGCAAAATATGATACAGAACTGTGTGACAATAATATGTCATTTGAAGAATGTGAATTGGCCATTCTGCGACACGCAGTAGATGAAACAGATGAATTACAGAAGCAAAAGATAGCAAATAGTGACGATGTAAAACGAATGATACAAATTTTAGAAGATTTTTTAATAAGGAAAAAATTGGTTTGCTATGGTGGAACGGCAATAAATAATATATTGCCAAAATATGCACAATTTTACAATCGTGATATTGAAGTTCCTGATTATGATTTTTTTTCGGATAACGCAATGGAAGACGCGAAAGAGTTAACCGATATATTTTTTAAAGCTGGATATTTAGAAACAGAAGCCAAATCAGGGGTTCATAAAGGAACCTATAAAGTTTTCGTGAATTATATTCCTATGGCGGATATTACTCAACTTCATCCTGATCTATATAATTCTATTAAAAAAGACGCGATTTCTGTTGCAGGTATCAAATATGCACCTCCAAATTATTTGCGTATGTCTATGTTTTTAGAACTTTCGCGACCTGCAGGAGATGTATCGAGATGGGAAAAAGTATTGAAGAGGTTAACATTGTTAAATCAGTATCATCCTATGAATTCCGTTACAGATTGTCATAGTATCGATTTTCAAAGACGGGTTGAAACGGTTGGAGCTCAAGATAGCGAAAAAATATATTTTGCTGTGCGTAATTCGTTTATTGAACAAGGTGTTATATTTTTTGGAGGATACGCTAGTTCTCTATATTCTAAATATATGGATAAAAAACGTCGAACTCTAATGAATAAAATACCGGACTTTGATGTGTTGGCAGAAGATCCTGATAGATGTGCCCTTATTATACAAGAAAAGTTGGAGGAGCAAGGATTCAAGCATGTGGCGATCATCGAGCATGATAGTATTGATGATGTTATTCCTCGTCATATACAAATAACTGTTGGAAAGGAAACAATTGCCTTTATATTTGAACCAGTTGCCTGTCATAATTATAATACCATTCAAATTGGTAACCAAGAAATAAATGTGGCGACCATTGATACTATGTTGTCATTTTATTTAGCTTTTATCTATGCAGACCGACCTTATTTTGAAAAAGACCGTATATTATGTATGGCGCATTTCCTTTTTGAAGTTGAGCAAAAAAATAGGTTGAAGCAACAGGGGTTACTAAAACGTTTCAGTATAAAATGCTATGGTAAACAGGCAACTTTGGAAACTATGCGTGCCGAGAAGGCTGAAAAATTCAAGGAGCTAGCGAGTAAGCGAAATGGTCCTGAATGGAATGAATGGTTTTTTAAATATGCGCCTGGCGCAAATTTAAACGACAGGGCACTGAGTCAAGGAGCAATAAAATTATCACAACAGAGTAAATCGAGTGATAGTATAAAAAGTAAGGGTAACACAATTGCTACATATGAACCAAGTAAAAGTTCGATTAATTCAATACCGATATATGAAAAATCAAAGACAGATAGATATTCAAAGACAGGTGAATTTTCAAAGACAGGTGAATTTTCAAAGACTGGTGAATTTTCAAAGAGAGGAACAAACAGGTTCTCAAAACGCGCAACTCGTAATGAAAAAGCGTTTGATTCAATTCCTATATACAAACGACAAGGTGTAAAAGAAACAAAAAAAGGAAAAATAAAAATAAATAGAACAAGAACAAGAAAAAATAAAAGGGCACCTCGTAATACATTCAAACGTCTTTTTGGTATAAAGTAATAAAACCTAAAAATTAGAAATTAGTTCAATCGATTTATGAAAAGAATAAAACATAAAAGCAAATATTAGACTCTTCAATATCAATCCTAACAGATTGAAATTTCCATCCTCTCGATAAATAGATAAAAATGAGAACCGTTTGAAAATAATGGTATTTATAATAGGTAATTGAAAAATAAAATATAACAACGCAATGATAATGGGTGTTTGAAACTCATCGAACCAAGATGCCGCTTTTTTTTCTCTCATCTTTTTTTCTTCATGTTCTCTAATTTTACGATCCGAACTTTCTTGATACTCTTGAATATAATCCGATGTTAACTTCGGTTTTGGAATATAATTCGGTTGTATTTGTTCATCTTGAACATGTTGAGAAACATTCATAGGAATGTCTCTCTGGGGTAACCGTTGTTGCTGTTGAGAAAACATTTCATTAAACTGTTCTTGCGAATATTGAGGTGCAAGATTTGGCGGTTGAATATTCGATGAATACATTGTATTTTTATATTCTGTCGGTCCTGTTTGTGTTTGTTGAGGTGGCGACATTCCTCCAGCAGGAGGTGGTGGAATTCCATATGGGTTTGGATGACCGTTAATTGGAATATACATATCGGCAGCTCCTAAACTATTTTGCTCAAATCCGCCATTTGTATCTGGTAAATCGACAATGCGTGTCATTGAAATGTTTTCGTTCATAATACAATATATAATATCTATATTGTATTATTTTTACGCGTTTGGCTTTGGAACAGAGCTTATTTCAACTATTTTTTTGGTAGGATCGCATGGTCCAGAATGAAATGTATATTTATAACATTCTTCTCCAAACTTGTATGTTTTGCCATCTATTTCGCTAATTAGTGGTCCATTAAAGTCTAAACATTGTTTACCATCGCATGCCTTGTGAAAAAAGGTTGCTAAACCTAAACCTAATATAATGGAAATAATTGCGATACCTATTGGAGTATTTAAAAGTCGTTTCAAGTTCATTATATATTATAGAAACACTATAATATATCATTGTTTTATTATCTATTTTTGTAATACACCTATCTTTGTAATACACCTATCCTTGTAATACACCTATCTTTGTAATACACCTATCTTTGTAATACACCTATCCTTGTAATACACCTATCCTTGCGCTGGTATTTTTGATATTTCATTATCCTTTGGACATTTAACAGTATCCTGTTTGACATTAAAACATGTTCCTGTAGCGTCCTTATATTGTATATAATCTACATTATCAGGTTTTGGGAAAACATAAATAACACGCTTCTCTACTTGATAAATATATACAAAAAATATACCAACCGCTAAACTTAATATAAAAATCGGAATGTTAACATATTTAAATAAACCCATATATACTACTATTTTATTTTTATTTTTTCTTATTTTTACCTCCCTTTTTACCCGTCTTTTTTGCTGGTTGCGCTTGTGGAGTGGCTTCATTAAGCCAGTCGTCATTTATTGGTGGTTTCGCTGAGCTTTTTTCTTGAGATTCCGCTCCTTTGAATACGAGTTGGTTTGGTGTGCTTGTTTGTTCTAATACAAAGTTTTGTGTTTGTGCTTGTGCTCGCTTTTGCTGAAGTTTATTCAACATTCTTTCTTTATGAGTATTCTTTGACACTTCCTTATTCAATTTGTTCATATCCATCTTTGCGTTTTTACCCATCATTGGCATGTTTTTCATCATATTCTGCATCATATCTTGGAATTCTTTTCCATTTCCCATACCTTTCATCTTTGATAAAAGATCACCTGCTTCTTTCATAAGCTCTTCTTGCGAAATATTTCCACTTTTCATTTTGTTATCCAATTTACTGCTTATTTTTTTAACAAGTTCCATAATTTGCTTAGGGTTTTTCATCATTTTCTTGAGAATATCGCCGGTAGACTTTACTTGACCAGTTCCATCGTCAAACATATCCATGACATCACCGCTAAGTTCTTCTGCTAATTCTTTTGCGAGTGACCCAATTTTTCCATCAAAAAGCCCCTTAATGTGTCCATGAAGTTCATCAATATTTGGCATACTCGACTCATCAAAATTGAATGACTTTTTATCATCACTATTGCGTTCGCCTCCGCTCTGTTCTTGATTTTCGTCTTCGCCTTTGCTTTCGCCTTTGCTTTCGCCTTTGCTTTCGCCTTTGCTTTCGCCATCAGCGGTTGAACTTCCAAACATTGATTCAAACGCTTTTTCCATCTCAGGAGAATTGAACTCTTTTGCGAAATCGTCCATATTATCCGAACTATCCTGCGGCATATTTTTAAAGAAACTGCCTAATCCATTAATTGTTTCAGATAGTTTACTCTGGAGTTCTTCCTCATCAATTCCTTCAAAGATAGACGCAGCGTCACCAAATGTTGCCGATGATTTAATACTAGACATAATTGTAATCATAATCAATTGTAAATATTTCCACATCGTTTTCTTTGTATTTTCGCTAATATCTGGTAGTGAAAAAAGCATTTTAAATTCAACATTTGGCAAAAAAATAGTATTTATTTCTGAATTAGGTTGAAATATATCATCGTTTTGATATAATATATCAAAGAACCTTTCAGGATAAACAGTTAAACAATACTTGTATAAATCATTCATATTTGCGTCCGATTGTGTCCAACCATCCCATAAATGAGTAAATTCAGGAAACGTTGTAGATAAGTCTCTCAAAAAATCATTCATAACAGATGGAAACTTTTCAGGCATTACACTGATATTCTCTAAATCTGGGTTCTCCATTTTATTATTATATTCTATTTTATTTTATATACTTTAACTATTTTATTGTATATTATACATTTGAAGTATCTCCCTCTTTGTGAATATCTAATAACAATTTTTTTATAATTTCAGCGTCTATTGTTTCGTCTAGATTATCAATTATCTCGTTGTCCATAGGTTCTCGATGATTCAAATTGAAAAACGTTTTTTGAAATGTTTTAATAATCAAAATGTTCTTTTGTTCCACTGCTTTCTTTTTCAAATTATCAGACGTGGCTATTTGCATTAATTCCAATGAGCGTTTTTCTCTATTTTCTTCATTGAACCAAGGATTGCGGAATGCGTCAGTCGATATCAAAAAATCGCATATTTCTGGTTTGGAAATTTTTTTATACTCGTCGCTTTCTTGGAACGACTTTTTAAATTCCTTGATAATTTTTTCGGGTATAACTGGACTTGTTTCCATTAAACGATCAAATTCTTCTTTTGACATTTTTAACATATGCGAAACGTGAATACGCTCATTCGGGTGTTTGGTCAATTCAATTTTAACATTTCTATAAAACTTATCCCATGATATAGAAGACACGCGATGGGCTTCATTTAATTGCGTTATTTTTAAAAATTGCTGTATTGTGCTTATAATACCTCCTAAAATGTTGATACCTCCAACAACCATTGTAAAAAGTCCTTGATACGCATCTGGTACGCGTGCTTGAGCAAAATTTGCTGTTCCGGCAAGTGTTGATATAATAATACAGGGTATTGTATACCAGGCATTGAGCTTTGCGTAAAGCGAATTTGCTTTAGAATGGAGCCACCGATAACACATTGCTTTATCAGCCCATTCGGCTAAAATATGCTCGTGCTCGACTGTCCATTCTGCATTATCTAATGTCTCTTGTTTATCTGTTTGAACTAATGGTTGAGTTTCATTATGGTCTTCTTTATTTGTAAACATATAGCATATAATATATATTTATATTATAATGGAAGACCGCTTAAGCGTTCTAAAAAACGGCTTTAATACAATCATTGATTTCAAAGAAAATAATATATCGTCGCTACAATTATTAGGAATTCGCATAAAAAAAATAAAAGAAATGTATGCCGATTTTATAAGCGCAAATCGTGATAATCTGTTTGTCTTTACATTAGATTCTTTTCATTTTCAAGGTAAATTAATAGACATTGAATATGAAGATGTAATGCGGTTATTTTACGCAATTACGAATCGAATGTATTGTGACTATTATAAATTATTTAAAATAATAATTGATTATGTACATGAATATGTGCCTGATAAAAAGTTAATCGAGCTAATTAAAGTAAATGATAATTTTCCTAGTTATAAAGATTTAGAACCATTTAAACAATATGATTTCACCTATATACAAAACTTGCATGAAATTATATTGGTCATTTTGACATATTTAAATACATTTATTTTGAATAAGGATCATGATTTAAAAGTATATCAATCCAAAAATAAAATAGGATTAAATATTGACAGTTTTGTGAATACATTTAATTTTAATAATACGGTTATGAAGGAAAAAACCACATTGTTTGTTACATATATTGAATTTTTTCAAAAGCTTCATACGAAATATTTGAAACGATTTACAATGAAACTTCAGTTAATGATGAGTCAAGTAAATAATGATATTAAATTAGATAATCCGAATGAAACAAAAGCAGTCAAGAAAGATATTATAAATGATTTTAAAGAAAATAATATTGATAAAAAAATATTGAAGGAACTCAAGTTATCCGTATCTGACGAAAATTCGATTATATCGAGCGAACAATCAAAAACGCCTAATTCGAAGTCGTCATCGAAATCTTATACGTCGTATCAATCCGGAACAAGAAGTGAAACAGAAACACCAGAAACATCTACATCAGAAATGACAGACAGATCTGATCCATCTACATCAGAACCAAATACATCTGAAACATCTGAAGCATCTGATGAAGCAATTACCGTTGAAATTTTTGATCACAAATGGTCTCAGGCATCTCCATTTCAAAATGATGATAATGGAACTATCGAAAAAAGTGAATCATCTGTTACACTAACCAGTAATATAACAGAACAATCATCAAATAACACTGATACTAGTAAGAAAAAAAGGAAGCAGAATGAGAAGCAAAAGGATAATCAGAAGCAGAAGCAGAAGCAGAAACCGACAAATGATAAATAACAAAATACAAATAACTCTTTTTCGAATATTATAATATGAATATTATATATTATAATATATAATGTTATTAGTGAGTATATTATTATCATTATCATTATCTACTGCGTTGTTACATTTTGGTCGTCCTTCTCAATTTCTCATAAAACACCAAGAAATAAAAAAAGAAGTCGTATATAATTCGTATAATAAAAACGCAGAAATAATTTCTCAAATTTCAGGGTTCTATGGGTTGATTGGTCCAGATATTGACAAGTTCTCAATAAAGACATTATATGACCTATTTACTGGAGATGGAATTATTCAAGGTGTTTTCTTTGATAAAGGAAATATTACATTTGTAAAACATTTTGTGAGAACCGAGAAAATATTATATGAAGAAAAACATGGTAGGTTCTCAAAAAGACTATTAATGACTACTTTATATTTGTTAATGAATAAATTAAAAATGATACCAAATGTTCTCGGATTAGCAAATACAGCTATATTATCTATTGGAAGTAAACTATTTGCGTTATTTGAAAGAGATTTACCATATCAAATAGATGTTGATTTTATAAACAAAACTTTGAGAACCGTAAAAAAAATCGATATTCACGGAGTAGATCATTTTTCGGGTCACTCAAAATATGTTGACAATATTGTTCATACAATAGATTATAATATTTTATCGAATTCTGTATCCTATATGACATTTAATGATATATTTGAGAACATGAATCAAGTTATAATAAAAACCGCATATATTCCTATTATTCATGATTTTATGGTTCTCAATAACAAGATTATTTTTATCGATTCACCTTTAATATGGAAACCGTTTTTACATATTCCTGTTGCATTATCTAATCAGCCAACATATATTCATGTTTATAATAAAAATACAAATACGAGAACCCAATATGAATCTGCTTCATCCTTCTATTTATTTCATTATGCAGATGTAATAGAACGAGATCACTCGATTGAAATATTCGGTTCTCAATATAATCATTTAGATTTCTCTTCATTAAATATTCAAGGTAAATATAGAAAAATAGTTATAAACTTACAAAATGGAAATGTTTTTATCTTGAAAAATAAGGAATTGGAGAACATGAATTTGGATTTCCCTGTAAAATGGAAGGAATATATATTATTAAGATCGATTGAAAACCAGACAATAAATGGGTTTGTTTTATGTAGAGGATTAGATATTATAAGAAAGATATATTTACCTCACGATCGGTATTTTTGTGGAGAACCTTCCATTATTGAAGTTGGTGGTTCTCCATTTTTAATTGGGTTCTCATATGATTCCTTGGAAAATGGATATTTGATTATGATTGAATTATACAAAGAAAATTATATCGAAATACCATTGGATAAAGATATAAAATTAAATATTGGATTTCATTCTATATTTTTGCGAGAACATTGATATGTGTTATATGATTTTTGATGTGTAACTATATTGTATTATTTCATTATTTTTGTTGATTGACTTTTTTGTTGTGCTGGGTTCTCGGGTTCTTTACCTTTTTCGTCTGCTGGGTTCTCGGGTTCTTGGCCTTGTTCGTCGGCTGGGTTCTCGGGTTCTTGGCCTTGTTCTTCGGTTGGGTTCTCGGGTTCTTCATGTACATCACCTTCTTGAATCATTGGTTCAATATTTTCACTTTCTAATAAATAATTACCATTGTCTTGCATTTCAGAAAAATACATGGGTGATTTTACACAGCACATTTGAGAACCATTTTCAATAAATGTTATAGATGTGTATTGTTCTGCGTCAATGTCATATAATGTTAATAATTTATCATTCTCATTTGGTTGTATATATAATGGATGTAAGTCATCTGTATCAATAAACACCGCAAATCGCTTTACTAAATTGGACGTTGAAAATGGCGAAAAAGAAAACAGCGTATAATTGCCAACAGAAGGATGTTGAATAGTTGGGTATATAATTGTCTCTGTCTCTGTCTCTGAATCTGAATCGGACGTCTCGACAGTGGAATATGTTATTTTATTTGAGTTAAATATATCTAAAATTGAGAACCCATAAGATGAATCACCTTTACACATAAATAAAATGTATGGTGTTTTTACAATAGTATTCTCAGGTAATTGTTTCAAATGATAAAAATCAAATCGATTCGATGAGTCATTTGCGATTTTATCAAATGTTTGTTCAACCGTTTTAGATATAGGAATTGATTTCATTTTTTGTGAAACAAAAATCTCATATGGACTTACCCAGCAATACATATTTGAATCCAATTGCGAATTTACCCGGGTTGCGTCATAAACCATTGTTATTTCGTTGTCATTCAAGAAAAAACCTTTGAATAAATCCTCGTCATATAGATCGGTTGATTCTTCGGAAGGCAGTGTTTCGCTAGGTGGATATATTTCAAAAAGTGTTTCTTTAAATACATTCATATATCTCTCTTCAACATCTTCAACAGATTCTTCTTGAGATGCTGAATCAGAAGCCGGTTGTATTTCTGCGTAATTTGGTAATATATATGTTTTTGTTTGATCATCGTACTTTAATAAATACGATAAATATGGTGTAATACCTGTTCGAATACATTTATAAATACACATATTCATTTTGTATGTTGTTTCAGGTTTAATATCGTCAAACCGTTTTTGTAAAAATTTTTCATTGTCTATTGTGTATTTTTTACCATCATATTCATATATTGTATTTCGATTTATTTGGTCGTCTTCATCTTCTGATTCATCATCTGATTCCTCATCTTCTGATGACGATTCCTCTTGTTTCTCATCTTCCGATGACGATTTCTCTTGTTCCTCATCATCTGATTCCTCATCTTCCGATGACGATTCCTCTTGTTCCTCATCTTCCGATGACGATTCCTCATCTTCATCTTCCTCATCATCTGAAGATGATGACGATTCCGCTTCCTCTTTGTCAGTCCTTATTTTTTCTTTTTTGTTTAATTGCCTTTTTAAAGCAATTCTTTCCTTCCTTGGGTTATGTTGGTAGGTATCCTCATTTATAAATTGTTCCTTTATCTCATCATGTGATTTTTTCAAATTATACATGCTTATATATTCTTTATATATTATTTTCAATATATTTTTGAAAACAATATAAATATTACTATTAATATATATTATAATTACCCATCTACTTGAAATACTTGAAAACAATGTACACTGACGAATATTTACCTGAAGATGCTCTTGAGTATTTTGATAACATCAGTATTAAAGACTCATCATCCATAAATACGGAAATAAGAGAGAATCGTAAACAAACAGAAGTCTTTAAAAGGTCAGATAAAGATTTCTATTCGTATAAAAGAAAAGTTTTCGTTAATGGCGAGGGATCTAGAGTTGTAAAGATTGAAGCATATTCAAGTCCACTATTATCGAATGGGTTTATTCGAAACGCAGTAACAGGCAATCGTATGGAACATAGAGTTGGTTCTAAATATGAAGACCTGTATTTTAAACTGATGGATGTATGTCCAGGAAACCATACACCATTGAACAATTTGCCAAGGAAGTTGTTTTATGATAATCCTGAGCAATGTGAAAGACATTTATATAGACCCATTTCAAAAGACATTAAAGAAAAATGGTTGGAAAAGAATTTGCTTGCTAGATCACGATTTTGTAGAGTGTAGGATAAAGTAAGTTTATCATATATTTGCTTACTATTTGCTCAGTTGAGCGTTTAGCGTGAAATTAGAAATAAAATATATATTTATATTTATATATAATATAAATATGTCATCGAATAGACATAAAGATATATTTTCTGAATTAAAAGGTATACCATTATTTACATATGGTATGATTGGCATTACAACATTGGTATTAGCATATGTAACATATAATGATAATGAGGATGAAGAGGCAGAAAAAGAATCTGAAGAGAATGGTACGGATAATATGTCAATAGAAAATCCGTTGAATTCAATAAACCCTATTTCGCAATTGCAAGATGTACAAAAAGAAGAAAATGTAAATTCACCGGATAACAACCAAGAGAAGGAAGATAAACCACAAGAAGAAAACCAGCAAGAAGAAAACCAGCAAGAAGAAAACCAGCAAGAAGAAAACCAGCAAGAAGAAAAACCACAAGAAGAAAAACCACAAGAAGAAAAACCACAAGAAGAAAAATCACAAGAAGATAAACCACAGGAAGATAAACCACAGGAAGATAAACCACAAGAAGAAAAAAAACCAGGTGGAAAAAAACGTACTATTCGAAATAAACGTAAAAACCGCAAAACAAAGCGTAAATAAAATTGATTATAAAACCAAGTTCATTTATAGTATATATTATAAATGAACACACTAATCGAAACCGTCGGAATAACAGAATTCAAGAAAGTATTTGAAACATATGCGCTTTCAGATTATGAATGTATTTATATTTCACTTGGATCAAAGTTTAATAAAAATGTAATCGAATATCAATGCGCCGAACCAATTATAAAACGAACAAACGCGACATGGCAAATGCTTCCTGGATTCATTCGTTGTAAAAAAACGCTTGTGGTATGTATCGACCGATTTGAAAATGAAGAAATAAAACAGGTAAATATTAACATTTTAAAACACCAATCTATACCAGAGTCAAATATAATAATATGTGACTTGGATGGAACGATTCAACTATTTGAAAATATTATACAATTTATTATAAAACAATCGCAATTATATGAAATAAATCCAAACAAGATGATGATTGTCAATTATTTGCGGTTTATAAGCCCAAATCATACAGAAAATTATTTAGAAGAAAATATATCATCACACTTACAATCCATTATTTCAAGCACAATATACAAAGACTGTTTATTTGAATGGTTTGGTTATCAGCCGAATTTATATAATATTATTTATAGATACAATTGTCGTATTATCTTTTATCTATTATCACATGTAATTAGTATTTTACAAAAACATATTCAAAATAGTGAGCTGTCTATATCAAATATGCGTATTTTATTTGAAGATACCGTTAAAACGCAAGCAATGAAGATCTTTTGTAAAAACATATATGATATAACAGTAATTGATGACATGAAATCATTGTATGATTATACTTGTTTTGAAAGTTGAAGACATTCTTGGAAAAAAATATTTATTTGACGTTCGTCAGCACCGACAACCGCCTTATCAGGAACCCATGTAGTATTTCCTTTTTTATAACATAGAATAACCGGTACACCATTTACCATTTTTTTGCTTTTTAAAAAAGCATATAATTCGAAATTATTATCGATATCAATGATTGCACATTTAATATTTGGCTGTGTCGATAGAGTTGCCATACATCCATAGACTAATGGATCCACTTTTTTACATGGACCACACCACTCCGCACCGAATTTAATAATAACAACACCGTTGTTACTGTTTAACAAATTAGAAAAACTTTGTTTTGTCAATTCTGTAATGACATTTTCAGGAATAGTTAAAGGTTCCGTCGGTTCAATCATTTTCCTTTGTATATTAGTAAAAGCCATCTGTTTAAACATTTTCTTATATATATTTTATACTTTTTTTTCATTTAGAAATACGCGTTGACATAATCGTATTTTTGTATACATTTATTATAGTAATGAAACAGTGTTCAGCTCAAACTAACAGTTATAATCTCAATATAAAAATGTATTCATTTAAAGAAATATTAGAACTGTTTAAATTATCATATGATTTTGATATAAATGAATTAAAACGAGCCCGAATGATTGTTCTCAAAATGCATCCAGATAAAAGCCGTTTGCCATCAGAATATTTTCTTTTTTATAAAAAGGCATTTGATATTATTGTTGATTACTACAATGAAAAACAAAAAACAAACGTGGAAGTGCCACATAATGAAATAAAATACGAAAGCGCTAGTACGGATAAAGCCACCTATAAACAGGTCGGAAAAACAATGAAAGAAATGGGTACAGAGAAATTTCAGGAAAAATTCAATCAATTATTTGAAGCCAATATGGTAAAAAAAACAGACGAATCGGTGAATGATTGGTTTAAAAAGAATGATCCGTTATTTGAATATGATGATATAAAATCAACTAGTGGTTTAGGTGTTGCAATGGATTCGATTAAATCAAAAGCGGCGGCTTTAGTACAATATAAAGGTGTAGAAAATATGACTTCCAGAATGGGTAATGATTTATATGATGATGATTCTAATGGATATGTTTCGTGTGACCCTTTTGGTAAACTGAAATTCGACGATTTGCGAAAAGTTCATAAAGACCAAACCGTTTTTGCGGTTTCGGAACGCGATTTTGAAAAAGTTCAAAAATATTCTTCTATGGATCATTTACAACGAGAACGTGGTATGGTAAATTTGACACCTATGGAAAAATCACATGCAGAGAAAATGCTTGCTGAAAAAGAAGCAGCTATTCAAAAATCCATGTTGGCGAAAAAACATGAAGACCATTTGCGATCGATGGAATATGCAGAAAAGAATAAAACGGTAATGTCGTCTTTTTTCCAGTTGTTATAATGGTTGAGATTACATAATTATATGGGACATATTGAACATGTTTCTTTTCTGGTGTTCTTCTTCTTGTTTCTTTTTCAAAAACGCAAGCAACTCTTTTTTTTCTAAATCCAACATTGGTTTTGTATAATCTACTATTTTTTCTTCAATATCGCTATAATCATAATATTGATTTACTGTCAATGGTATAGTAATATACCAATAATCGATGGATTGAAGCGGTTTCCAATGAATATCAATAGAATATAATTTTTTATTATGTGGTTCTCGTATTAGTTTTTGAACACCATCCTTAAAGTTCTCGATTAATTTATCATAATAATGATTTTGTACAATATATCCAGTGGTTGTTTGAACATTATATGTGCGAACACAAAAATCATTGATTTGTTGAAACGGTGGGCATGTATTCCCGCCAACTATGAGAACATCCCATCGAAATGACTTGTCGTTTTTACATAATTCGCTGAATTTTCTCATGTTCTCCAAAAATACTTGTGGATTCGTAAATTGAATATCATCTTCACAAACAAAAACGGATGGATAGGCACGTTCTTTGGCTATTTCCAAACATTTTATATGACTTAATGTACACCCGATATTTCCAGAAGCCGTTTTTATTCCTTTTATCCTTTCCGGATTCAAAATATTGAGTTTTTTGAATTCTTCCAGTGCGTGTTCTAAACGGTCTTTTCGATGATCCAAGTTAATAAATAGTGTATTTTGTAATAGATCCATTGTAATATAAATGTTCATGTATTTATATTATTTATTCATTTGATTCCATCATTTGATTCCATCATTTGATTCCATCATTTGTTTGATTATTTCAACAGATTCTTTTGGTTGTTTTTCTTCTGCTTCTGCTTCTGTTTCTGCTTCTGCTTCTGCTTCTTCATTTTTGAGAACATCAGTAATCACCTTTGGAGTTGTAAATATACTCAACATATTAAATATTTGATTTATTTTCTCTTCCATGTTCTCAATTTTATGTTTTAACTCCAATAAATCATCGCCGTTTTTATTTGGTAAATCAAATTGAACATGTTTTGAACCTTTTATTACTTGTGGTTGAATGGATTCTTTTGGAACATCTTCTAATATATTTACCTTTATATTTTGTATTGTATTTTGTAGTTCAAAAGGTTGTAAATCAAGTTCTCGCATTTTTCTCTGGTTCTCAATTAATTCATTCATATTCGTAATAACATCATCATCTAATTTTTCGGAAAAATCAATCGGTGTTGGCTTTTGTACTTCAAACATGGATTTATATTGAGATTGTCTTATTTCATACTCTGTTTTTTTTGTTTCTACAGGAGTTTCTAATCTAGAAAAAATACCGCGGTCAGATAAATTATTTTGACGACTCAAAGAAAGTTCTCCAAGACTTTTCATCATTGCTGCCAAAACATCGCGATTTATCTGATATAAATCATTTCTAGAAATATTTGATGGAATTTTATTATAAAAATGCGCAATGATTTGTTTGAACCAGTTGTTTTTTTCATTTTGAAATGTAGGATCAACAGATGGTGGAAAAACGGTATTACAAAGAGGAATTTTATGTATCATTTCCCATAAAATTTTTTGATTTTCAGGCTGTATAAATAGTGACATAAATATATAATATACAACGCATATATTTATATGAATTTTTACAAAAAGATTATTTTCAATTAAGTTAGGGTACAATGGTGTTTAGTGGTGGATTTTTTGATATTTCAGGTTGTTGATTGTCTATGACAAAAGTTCTCCAATTATATGGTTCGCGTTTTACTTTTCCGTCTTTACAAAACGGTTCATTACAACCCATTAATATTGTTGCTAACATATCTTCTACACTATGATATGTTTGATTCACAAACTCAACCGTGCTTGCGTATTCTTCCGGTTCAATAACTACCATAAAATCACCATATTCCATTGGATCCTCCTTATTTCGTTTTGTACCAGATGCACCCTTTTCATAATTTATATGTTTACGTGGAAACCATAAAAAATTGACACGTTGTCTGTTATGTAGTTTTGTTTTCTTGCCATTTTGATCACCTGTATCTGGTACTGGTACTAACCAATTTCCTAGTGACACAGCACCATTTGATAGAGAAGACATGGATGATTTTACCATTGATAACGCAGCAGACCCTACACCATTATTGCCATTTATTTTATTTTTAATAGATTCAATCTGTGCGGAAGTTAGTTGTTGTTTAACTTCTTCACTATCTAATTTTGATAATAATTCTTGTAATATTGCGTCTGCTTTTGCCTTTCGTTGTAAAAAAGCAGTTAATACAGGTAATATAATAGTATTATATGTGCCTATTTCTTTTTTGTGTGAATCTTCGGTATTCTCAATATAATTTAATAAACTTTTAATATTCTCTACATTTCCGTTAAGCCTGTTCTTTTCTTGTTGTATCGCTGGAGTATCTCTCATATTTACAGATAAACCATTTGATTCTGTAAGTAAGTCATCCAATATTTTTTGTAGTATATTCATCTTCTTATCATTATCGACCAATATCTTATTTAAATATGTAAGTAATTCCGTATTAGAAGGATTTTCTGCAATGATGTCCTTAATCATTGATTCAAGTGTGGCAATTCTTTTTGCGCTACTTCCTCCCTGAATTGACCTAGGTACTATTTTTACTTTATAACACACCAAACCTTTCAAAATTCGACGATTTTTTTTATTTCGTTTCTTTATGGTTCTCTTCTTTCTAAAACGTTTTTTATGTGTCTGCATTTAATAAATAGTGAGAAAAAAATCAATCATTAAAATAAAGCTTTCTATATTGAAATACAACATTGTCTGGTATTTTTGACTTCAAAAATAGATCGCGCCTGTTTTTCATAGATAAAACACCTTTTGTAAATGGTGTCTTACCAGTTAACATAGTAATAATAAAAAACAATGAATACATACCACATTCAGTATTCTGTTGTTGATGCATTACACCTTCATTGTTATAAAAAGTAAATCGGATTGGGTTGGGCATTTTTAACCCTTGGTCCATGATTCTATTGACTAATGGTAATGACTTTGTAGAGTTTATGTCTTTTGACTCTTTCCATATTTCAGGAGGTACACCATTATCTGCACTATCAAAGAAAAACATAAACCGGTGTTTTATATCTATATATAGAGACACCCAATGAGAACCACTTTGATCATGTTTATCTAAATTAAAAACAATCCCTATTTTTGTTTTTTTTGCCGATAAAAAATGTTTTAAATCGAAATTACAAAGATCATCTAAAACGCATTTACCACCGCGTTCCGGAAGACGGGTATCAAAATCAATAGTAGTTGGTCCAATGAGTTTAAACTCAGGATGTGATACTTCGTATTGTTTTGCAACATCTGCAATATCAAAATTGGAAAGCCATTCGTCTGGATTACTATTCCAATCTGGTGGATGTTTGGGGGCAAATACATATTTTTTGATTTGTTGTTTCATAGACTCATCATCTAATTGATTTAACAAACAATCCTCTTTTTTACATGAAAGTTGTGATTTTAATTGAACCCATGCCTTTTTAGGGTCCATTTCCGTTATTTTTTGATTCGGATTTTTTTCATTGTATTTTTTAAGAATAGTCATAAATATTTCTGGTGTAAAACAACTGTCATCTCTTATTTGTTTTTTTTTAACAGCTGGACTACAGTTCATCTTTTTAAAATCATTATTTTGCAGTCGTGACTTTTGAGTTTTTCTGCGAGAACCAACCGAGGTATAACTATTTTTTGTATATTTCATATAGCGTATTTATAATAATAATATATTTTTACATTTACAAATATATTACTTTCGTTTTTTACTTTCGTTTAACGTAGTTGTCCAAAGTATACCGATATAGCATTTTATTTGCTTGTTCAGTCGTTAACGAATCATCGTTGTTATAATTTTTATTTTTATTATCATTTTTACTATCATTTTTATCGTGTTCTTCATCTTCATCACTACATGAATCTATACTTCCAAATAGCATATCTTCTGATTCTGCTACTGCTCCTGCCCCTGCCCCTACATATTCGTTATTCGAGAACTCTGAAACTTCTAAATCGTTCATTTCAAAGTATTTGATAAATGTTCTCGCATATTCAGAAATAGCATTTGTTAACTCATTACTTATTTGAAATGTAGGATCATTCAAATGTCTCGTGGTTAAAGATATCATTCGAGATTTATATTTCTTTACTTTTTCACGGAATTGTTGTTCTTCTTTATGTTTACTTGGATCTGTTTTTTCAATATATCGATTATATGTATTTTTATTCATTAGTAATTCCAATGTCAATTTATCAACTTGCTCCATTTACATATATATCTATTTTTCTGGAGAACGTTTCTTTGTTGTTCTCTTTTTCTCTGCTGCCGCCTTCTTTTCTTGTTTTTCTCGGAGTTTTTCTGTTTTCGCCCTTTCTGTAGCCTCCTTCTTTTCTTGTTTTTCTCGGAGTTTTTCTGTTTTCGCCCTTTCTGTAGCCTCCTTCTTTTCTTTTTTCGCTTTTTCTGATTGCTCCTTCTTTTCTTGTTTTTCTGTTTTCGCCTTTTCTGTGACCTCCTTCCTTTCTTGTTTCGCTTTAGCCTTTGCGTCTCTCTTTTCCTGTTTTTCTTTTCTCTCTTCTAATTCAGCTTTCATTTCTTCTTCGGACTCAGTCTTTGCAGTCTCCAAGTCGTCCTTAATATTATCTTCATATTTCTTTACTATTTTATTTATTTCTTCATCTTGAATATCTTCTTTTAAATTTCTCTGCTTACGCATCGTTTTTCTTAGCTTTTTCTCTTCTTTTTTAGCACTAAGTAATTTTTTATGTTCTTTTTTTAGTTTATACTTCATTGTCTTTTTGACATTTTTATAAACAGCCGTTTTTTCAGCGGTTAACGTCTTAATTGCATTCATATCTTCTTCTAAATCGTGATTCATTTCTTTTACATTCATTTTACGAGTAGTCTTGAATTGTTTTGTATGATCTTTCATAACTAGTTTGATAACAGATTTTTCCAAATCAGTTAGATCTGGCGTTTTTAATGCTAATCGCAGTTGTTTTAAACGCAAGTTATATGCCTCTGTATCTAATTGTAATCTATTTTTAAGAATATCAATATGTTCTTCATGCTCCTTTATTTCTGCGTTATACTTAATTATACTAGGGTGTTCTTTTAAATGTTCAAGTAATTGTTTATTTGTATTTGTTCGCTTTCCACAAATTGTACGTAAAGAAAAATAGGTGCTATTTTTATATCTTTCAAACTGTTCAGGATGCTTTTCAATATTTTCTTTAATCTTTTCTAGACCCTTTGTTTTTTCACTTGTTACAGATTTAATTTCAGATCGAATTTGTTTTAATTGCGTTTTAATAGACTTTACATATTCTTTAATTTCACCAGATAATTCCTTTATATTTTTACTAATAATTTTTTTACATACTTTTGTTGGAACTTCATCACTGGGTATGTCACATAATGATTTTAAATAATTAAATCGCTCATTGCCCAACTCTGAAAGTTCTCCGTCGAGTTTTTCATTGACTTTTTCTGCGTCTTCTTTCATTTTCACTAGATTTTCATCCAAGGATGACTTTAATATAACCTTGTCGTATTGTTTCATTTTTTCTAACTGCAAATCACTTGCAATAGGAACGAGAACACGTTTTACAATCGGTTGTGAGAACTGTCTAGCGTCTTTCTCTCTATTTAAATAACTAATATGACCAGCAATATTATCCAAGTAGTCATGTTCTCCACTTGGAGTAAAATGTCCTTCTTCGTTCAAATACCGTGTTGAAAATGATTCAAATGTATGAGGCATTTGCTCCCCAATTGGTTTACATAAATTAATTAATTTGACTAATTCCATGGGTGATTCTGTAATTGGCGTTGCAGTCATTAACAATAATCTTACAGAATCTTCTCCGGAAATAGCATAAGACTTCATTAGAGATTCGTGTAAAGACCCCATATCAGGTCGTTCAATTGAAGATAAATCTCCTCCACCATATAATTTGTGAGCTTCATCAATAATAATTAGTGTTTTTCGAAGGGGGTCTTCTTCACCATTCTCTTTTACTAATCTCTTATAAAAATCGTTTTGTTTAGAGACCAAATTACTGAATTGTTTATAGGAGATAGGACGAATACGCCATGATTTTGATAATAAACGCATTTGCTTTTTAGGATCACTTGGAATTTCTTCTCCATTCGCTATTTTATTGCGAATGGACTCATTACATACTTGACCAAACATATTTTTCCAAATATCATTTTTCAAGGTTGTTCGAGTAACCCAAAGAATTGTATATCCAGCTGGGTCAAAATTGGTTGAAGCTGCTGCAATTGCGCTGCAAGTTTTTCCACATCCTACAGAATGTGATAACAACATACCCTTCACGGGTGCTGTAGGTGTAAAATAATGGCGAATAAAATTTTGCGAAGGGGTATAATTCAAAATACTTGCGCTTCCACCCACTTGGCCGCCTTTTTCGACACACATGTTCTCCATTTTTACATCTTCCCATTTATATTGTCCAAAATGATCCTGTATATATGTTCTCATCTTTTGAAACGTTATTGGACTGAGTCTTGGTTTTATCGGTCGTCGAATCACATCATTATATTTCAAATGTTTTCCACCAAAAATAACTTGGTCTTCTTCGTCGTCATCTTCCAAATTTATTGAAAATTTATGAACCGCTTCATTCAATTCATAATCTACTGACCCAATAACAGATAAACGTTCAATATCATAACCAAAATTAATAAGACGAATATCTACGTTCATCGATTTCAAAAATAAGTCAAATGTGGAAGTTGCGCCTAATAAAGACGACTGTAGAGATCCTGGTATTTCTAAATCATATACAAATACATGAAGGGGCCAACCCTTTGTAGGACTGAATTCTAACCCTTTTTGACCACATGTTCTCGTTCCACGTCCAATAACCTGTTTTTGATCTGCAGCATTTACAGAAGGTTCAAAAATATGAATATATTTAATATCGAATAAATCAATACCTTCTTTAAAACCACTATCCATAATAATAATACGAGCTAAGTCACCATAATTGTTATCTGGTCGAGAATTGAACTTACTCAAGATTTCTTTTTTGGTTCTAACACTGATTGGCTTACCAAATACCGAAACGGAAGATAATAAATAAAAATTATATCCGCGAGATTTCATCAACTCTTTATCTTCTAATAATTGAAGAGGACCCCATTGAACTTTTGCACCATCGCTTGTATCATCATCGTCATCGTCATCAAAATCATCTTCCATTTCTCTTTTAGGCGCACCTCCTTTAGATGATGACCCATCAGATTTAGAGTTATCAGGTTCTCCCTTCATTTTTGCCTTGTATCCAAGCGTCCAGCCAGTTGCGGTTAATGCAGCCGCCAACATTTTAGCACCATGACCACCAGATTTTAAGTCTGAAAAAATGAAATGTTTAAATTTTTTACCGTGTTTTTTCTCATCTTTTTGGTCTAAATAGTCAATCTTCTTTAACAAAGCATCTAATTTCGGCGAAGCATGTTTTATATCATTTAGAAAAACATCTGCATCAAAAAAACCATTATCTAATTTATGTTCTTTCTTAATTTTACTCCAATTTGATTTTTGACGAATACATGTTGGATTAAATATTGTTACAATTTCGTCTTTTGATAAATTTTCTAAAGTGTCTAAATCGGACATATATATTAACCAAATATTTTTATATACTATATAGTATAGAATGTCCAATATTAATGTCAATTATTTAAATGCTCCTAACTTGAGCGGAAAAACATTAGGTGGTGGAATTCAAGGAAAATCTCCAGTTCAAACAATTACGAATTACAAAAGCAGCGATCAAGTTATGTCGCGCCGTCTCGTCGTAAAATCATGGAATACTGCATACGCAACTGGAACTGTAAATGGTAAAAAACGTGTCACAACACCTTTCCGAGCAGTAAATAATTCTGGTGATTATTTGGGCCGAATTCAATATTCTTGTGGAGGACCAAATCCAACAAATGCGGACAAACCTGGATGGAAAAGTCGCATTCGCAACATGTTTAGTAATTGTGATAATACAGGTATTCCTGCTTCTTCTACAAACACACGATTTGTTGCCGATTCATCGGAATACTGTAAATTTAAAAAACATAGAGCGATCAATGTGAATTATAATGATTCATCATTTGGCGGTGATCAAAGTCATGCATCCTATGTTGACCGTATGTCTATACATAGATAAAAAATAAGCAATACAAATTCATAATATAATATCATATTATCAATAAAATATTATGATAGTATAAATGGCAGGAACATATCGTTTTTTAGCAATTAATGATATAAACAATGGTATTTTGAAAGCACCAAAAGCAATGCCTCAAAAAGATATTACATCTAATAATGAGAACGCATTTAGCATGAACAGACATACATTTGTAAGACAAACGCAAATAACAAGACCAGTTACAATGATTCCTTCAACCAATCTTAAAAAATGGTCACTCGGCGTATCTTATCATTCATTCACATCTGCAACTGAAATTGTTGCAAAAACAAATAAAAAATGGATTGGTGGAAATAGAGATTCTTCTAATATTACATCTAAACGTAGAATAAACGCAACTGGTGTAAATTCATTGAATCAAACAGGCGTTCCAATGAGTTTTACAAATATAAAGCCTGGAAATGATGTAAGAGACGCAAAACATCGAGTTCGTTCTGGTGGGTCTATTGTTCCGCCTGCAGTAACCCATAAATACGCCGGTGCGCCCGTTTTTTATTGAAGTTGATCAATCAGATAGATATGATCCATTTGATATTCAGGGTGTATAATACATCTTGCGCGTAATTCATATACTTCATTATTGAGTTCTTGAATCGTTTTATTATACTCGACCATTTGTTGAAGTGTTTGGCGATTCTTTATATTTATTTGTATCATATTATTCATACACACATAATAGACAATCAAGAGAACAATAATCATAAACATGCTTGTAGAATGATATCTATAAAATATGTAAATATCAATCAATTTTATCTTTTTTTCACAGTATACAATATAGTTATGTATTCTTATTTAGCAGAATTTCTTGGAACGTTGTTCTTTGTTTATGTTATTGTAGCTACCGGAAACCCATTAGCAATCGGTGCTGCTTTAGCTCTTGTAATATTACTAACTGCAAATATTTCGGGTGGTCATATTAACCCAGCGGTAACTATTGTTATGGCAACTGCTGGAAAATTAGAAGTAAATGAAATTATTCCGTATATCTTAGCTCAAGTATTTGGTGGTCTCGTTGCATTACAAGTATATAGTCGATTTAAGATATAATTGTTCTCTTGTTTCCGGTTTCCGGTTCTCCTATTTCCAAAATTCTATCTTCGATCTATAATGCGATATAAAATATATAGTCCAACTACAGTAATGGAACCAATATAAAAAGTTTTTACATAATCATTACTTAGATCAAACATGTCGATACCGTCGTCAGAATCAGACTCATAGTCATCAAATATTGACGTTGTTGGTAAAATAAAATTATTTGATTTTTTCTTCGCAGAGTCATCTTCTACAAGAGGAACATAATTAATTGATCCGGTAGTATTTAAAACAGGGTGAAAAGAAACATCCATTGTATTTGTTTTTGATTGATAATACGGATTACCTTTAGCACAATTATTTTTTGAGTTTCCTAAAGCAGACGAATGTATTGCCGAAAACATATTATAATAAATATATATATTTTAACTTGGCTAAAAAAACATAAAGATGATGTGTCAAGTTAGATAAATGAGAACATATTGTATATTAAACCCGAATTCATATACAGAATCAGATTCAAACATAGTTGAAGGACTATCATTACGTGGATTAAATATTATGATGAATAAATCAAATATTTCTATATATTCTGATATAAAGATATTTTTAAAGGGTGAAATATATAATTTACAAATATTGAAAACAACGATGGGGTTACCAGTAGATAGTTCGGTGGAGTTCGTGATTATACAATTATATAAAACATATGGCATGGAATATACATTAAAAATACTAGATGGAGTATTTTCATTTATTTTATTTGATTATTATTATGAGAACATTATTTCAAATGTATATATTGTAAAGGACAACTTTGGTATTATTCCGTTTTATTGTTTTACATACAGGTCAACCATTTTATTTACGGATACACAATGTATGCCTGATAAATATAGAGAACATATATTATGTCCAGGGTCATATTCGCGATACGAATTAGGACATCAAGTGTCTGCTGAATGGTTATTAACATCCATTGCGAATAAACCATATTTTTTAGTTCCAACAAGTATAATAACTTCGCATGTAAGCATATCATTATATAAGTTATCTGAATGTATGAGAACAATTATTTTAAAAATGATGCATACCACGAATGAAGTCGCAAACGGGGTGGTAGAAAAGCTTTTTTCACAGATAGATGTTCGCGAAAATATACAATATGATGTGGAGGTATGCAATATTACGAATGATGAGAACATTTATTTTTCACCCGTTCATTATTTTGTTGACCCAACGAGTGTTAATAATATGCTTGAGTATGATTATAAAATTCGAGAAAACATACAGCAAACTGTATTCGAAGATGGTAAGAAATATCCTTTTTATGACAAATCATTTATATATTTATATTTTTCAATACCATTAGAAATGCGATACAATTATCATACGAGATTATTTTCATATCATACAACAACACAAAATGTATAAAATATTTTGCATAATGTTTTCGGGTGTTGTAATATATATTTTATAATTATACTATAATATATACTATAATATAATTAAATATGTCTGGATTTTATGTAAAAGGAGTAAATATAAAGAACTATTTTTTAGATGCAAGTGATCTTGTACAGAGCACCACTGGTGGATTTAGAGAGAATGGAAAAGATATAGCTTATATGTCAAAAGATATTGGTGAAATTCCTATTACAACTACAACGTATTTTAAAAATAAAACTGTAGATTTGCAAAATATATATGCCGATAAAGGAAATACAGTTGGTTTATCTATGAAGATATACGATGGATACTTTAATACCAATCTAACATATGATAGTACTAATACTCCTGTATATCATGGTCGTGTAATTAGCGATTTCCAAAGTATATATGATGCTTCAAATCAGCAAAAAAAAGAAACTGACTCACCATATACAATTGTATGGTCAGGATATTTTAAATCAAATCACGGTGGTCAATGGACATTTTCTACTACTTCAGATGATGGTAGCTATCTATGGCTTGGTTATACCGGAACACCAACTTCAACCAACGCAGATGTAAACAATGGTGGAACACACGGGATGACACTTAAAACTAGTGCAATAATGAATCTTAATGGGGCTCAGACGCCCTATAATTTTCGCGTCATTTATGGAAATAATTCGGGAACCGGCAATATATATTTAAATTATGCTTGGCCGGATGATGCAAATACGAGTCAAAGAACCACTTTTAGTAATAAAACTTTTTTAACACCTTAAAGTATCAAAGCAAATATAATATACAATTATATTATATGCCGTATAAAGACAAATGTTTTTCAACATGTAAAAAATTCGAAAAAACAGAATGTAATCCACCCAGATGTAAATATATTAGTGGATCAAAATTGGAATATTGTCGTATTTCTCACAAATATAAAATGAATAAACCAAAATGTAATGTCACACGCAGAATCAAAAAATCCGAAGTGGCCAATTATGCAAAAGCCAAAATCGGCGAAATGATCAAACGTTCCGGCAAATTTTTACAAACCATTTGTTCTGATTCCGGAGTGTGTATTGCGTTCGGTCAAAAAGCCGATGAACTCACCCATTTTTTCAATGGGTTCACGAATTTTGACAATGTAATTTCTCCAATAAAACGTTTAGGTGCGGTTTCCGCAAACGGATTTGTCAAAGAAATCGCATATGAAAAACAAGGCTACAAGGCACACGCTATTTTGAAATCTTCGCAAAATATAAACGCTGATAATTTAGTATATGAATATTTAGTTGGAATCAAATATGTAAATCGTATCATGAAACAATTTCCATGTTTCATACAAACATACGGTCTCTATTTCTATGACAATGAAGCAAGTTGGCAACAAATGAAAGGCGCGGAACCAATAGAAAAAACTATTTTGAAACAATTGAAAATACAAAACTCGGTCGATTATTCGAAAGCATGTAAAGAATCAAAATACGCGTCTCTTCTAATACAACATATTAAAGACGTAAAAGATTTATCGACTTATTTATATTCACAACTCTTCATAAAAGAATGTCTATTATATGTTTTATTTATTGTTTATCAGGCATTATCCGCCATATCTAAAACCTTTACGCATTATGATTTACATAGCGGTAATGTGCTAATATATGAACCAGTAAAAGGAAAATATATCAAATATAATTATCATCAATCGGATGGAACCGTCATTCATTTTTATTTGCCATATATTGTGAAAATCATCGATTATGGTCGTTCGTTTTTTGATAATGGAAATGTGAATTCTAAAAAAATATACGACAAGATTTGTACCGTAAATAACTGTAACCCACAATGTGGAGCCAATTATGGATTTTCTTGGTTAGACCCTATCACATAAGTTCTTCAAAGAAAAATGAAAGCCATGATTTGCGATTATTAGATACAGTAAAAACAGGTATAAATACTACGTTTTCCATTCTTGGGAAACCATCAAGTAAAACGTTTATAGAAACAAATAAAATTCTAAATAAAATGGTATATGGTGTAGGAATAAAAAAAGAATATAAAATGTTTGGAACACTTGAAAACTTATCATTAAGTGAGTCCAAAATATATAATGTGAATGGCGTATATAATGCACTGAAAAAAGCGGTTAGAATGCCGTATGTATCTGTAGAAAATCAATTGATATATAATAATGACGCAAATTTATTGGGCAATTTACATATTTATGATGATGGTAGTGGAAGACCCATGAAATATGAGAGTTTATAATACAATATAATAAATAAAATATATTTATTATATTATTATGCAATATTTGCACACCATTCAAATAAAATATCATCTGGATCATCTGCTTTTTTTGCGCCTGGATTTAATACAGCTCGAATAACTATTTTATCACCAGGATTTATAATGAATAAAGCTATATCACTTCCGATTTGAGGACTGATTGATGAGTCTAATATAATGATTGATTTTACAATATTGTTTATTAATAAATAGTATGTATAACCAACTGCGTCCGCTAATGAAGGTTCTCCATTAAGGGTTGCGGTTATATTAAAATTTGACATTGTTAATGATGATGTGCCGTTATATGTATATTCTGCAATGGATTGTGTGAAACTGTTTATTGCCGGCGTCATTGAATAGGTTGATGGATTTGGTATATTTACACCAACATAATAGGTATTACCTGTTTTATTATTACCGTCTAATGCTTCCACACCGTCCCAATCCAATCCATTGCCGCATACTTGTGGTTGAGTAGGTGGAAAAAAAGATATTGGTTGACTTCCGATAATACCTGGAATACCTGGAATACCTTGAATACCTTGAATACCTTGAGGACCTGGAATACCTGGAATGCCTGGAATGCCCGGAATACCTATAGGACCAGTAAAACCTGGAATACCCGGAATACCTTGAGGACCAGTAAAACCCGGAATACCCGGAATACCAGGAATACCTACAGGACCAGTAAAACCCGGAATACCTTGAGGACCAGTAAAACCAGGAATACCTATAGGACCAGTAAAACCAGGAATACCTTGAGGACCAGTAAAACCCGGAATACCCGGAATACCTTGAGGACCAGTAAAACCCGGAATACCCGGAATACCTTGAGGACCAGTAAAACCAGGAATACCTTGAATACCTATAGGACCAGTAAAACCAGGAATACCTTGAGGACCAGTAAAACCCGGAATACCCGGAATACCCGTAATACCTTGAGGACCGGTTTTACCTTTTTCACCTTTTTCTCCAGGACATCCATCAGATCCAGGCGGACCTCGATGACCCCTTTCACCAGGGCAACCTTTTTCACCAGGACATCCTTTATCTCCTTTTTTACCTTTTTCTCCATCACATCCATCGTATCCATCTTTTCCGTCTTTACCGTCCTTTCCATCTTTCCCGTCTTCACCATCTTGACCATCTTCCCCATCTTGGCCATCTTCACCATCTTTACCGTCCTTACCATCATTTCCATCTCTACCATCCTTACCATTTCGTCCATCGCGCCCGTCCTCACCATCCTTTCCATCTTGCCCATTTTCGCCATCCTTTCCATCTTTACCATCGCGACCATCTCTACCATCTTCGCCATCTTCACCATCCTTACCGTCTTTACCATCACGGCCATCTTTTCCGTCTCTACCACATTTACCATCTTTACCATTTTCTCCATCCTTACCATCACGCCCATCTAAACCATGTTTTCCATCTTTACCATCTTTTCCGTTATGACATTTTTCGATTTTACAGTTTCTGTCAGGTTTACATCTTGGATCAGGTTTATACCTTCTATTAGGTGTACAGATTCGTTCAGGTTTACGACTCCTATTAGGTGTACAACTTCGATCGGGTTTACAGGTTCGATTGGGTTTACAGGTTCGATTGGGGTTACAGCTTCTCTCGGGTTTACAGGTTCGATCGGGTTTACAGGTTCGATCAGGCTTATGTTTTATATTATATTCTTCACTCGAAGAATCAGAACAAGAATCAGACATATTACTAGAACTATAACATTCGGAGTTACTCATCTATATAAAAATCACATATAATGTTTTCCACCATTTTTTTAATTTTATTCTAAACAACCCATTTATCGTGCGAATAATTTAGAATTATAATAAAATAATTACAACTGTAGTATTTGTAATTATTTTTATGTTACTATCACTATTATTTTTTCATTTTTATTTTCAGGTTTACATGGTTCGGATGTATTAGAAACTTTCTCATTCACAGGTTCTTCATTGCAACAACTACGTCGTTGGACGCAACATCGTTTACAGCATTCTATATCTTCTTCGCAAATATATCTACATGGTTTTCTGCATTTATTACATTGACAGTCATGATTTTCTTGCCGCTTTTTTTCATAACAATGATCACATCCGCATGCTACGCGGGTTATTCGTTTCGTCTTTTCATAACAACGATCACAATCACATGGTCTGCGTTTTATTCGTTTCGTCTTTTCATAACAACGATCGCAATGACAATCAGACATATATAATTATCATATATATAATTACTAAATACCCACATGATTATGCTGTGATATTAGTATTGTATTTTTGTATTTACAATATTATATTTGTATTTGTATTTGTATTTTTATTTTTATTTTTATCTTTATCTAAAAATCAAAGTCGTCATCGAACTCAATCTCGCTGTCACTATCACTATCAGATGCTCCAGTATCATAATATTCTGTACTGTATAGCTTAATAAAAACGTCTCTCTCATGTGGAAACAACAGACCCCATAGAATCCTTATTTGAGTATTGATTGGATATACATATAAACGTTCTAATAAACGATAACAAATCTTGTCAATGGATAAATGAGGTCGCCGTTTCGATATTTGAAAAAAAGCGGGCGAACGTTTCCAAAATAGATTACCGACTGTTTCCATACGACCATCATATAAATTATAAAAAATAAAATTTAGAATTTCGTTATGAACTTCGTCTTCCGCTGTAATAAAATAATGTCTGCCAATAAATTCTAAATGGTCGACATAATCATATAGAACATTATACGTTTCAACATTATTACGGATATCAATGAGTAAATCGGACGGTTTAGGACAATATGTATAAGAGAGAATATGGTGCTGAACTTCGTTTGGTAAATTATGAATCTTTTCTTGGAATGAGGTTAGCATATTATATACAGAGATTTCGTTTTATATTATTATCTTTTATCAATCGTGCTTCAAAAATCAATTGATTCATCAAAAATATCTTTGTCTACGGTTTTATTTGCAAGAGCATACTCTGAATTCGTGCGTTCGAAAAAATTCACTTTCGATTCAATACTAATGAGTTCCATAAAATCAAATGGATTTGTTGAATTGTATATTTTATCATATCCAAGTTGAAGACAAAGTCTATCTGCAACAAACTCGATATATTGACACATCAATTTTGCGTTCATTCCGATAAGACGACATGGAATTGCGTCAGTTATAAACTCTTTTTCGATCTCTACTGCTTCTTGAACAATTTCGTAGATTCTCTTTTTTTGTAATTTTTTATGTAATTTACTATATAATAAAACAGCAAATTCACAATGCATAGCTTCATCGCGACTAATCAACTCATTAGAAAAAGTTAAACCTGGTAAAAATCCACGTTTTTTTAACCAATAAATAGACGCAAAAGAAGCGCTAAAAAATATGCCTTCTACTACAGCAAAGGCAACAAGTCGCGCAGCAAATGAACTTCGATTATCTGTAATCCATCTTTTGGCCCATGTTGCTTTTTTCGCAATACATGGAAAATTATCAAGAGAATTAAATAGTTTATTTTGGTGATCCTTATCTTTAATATAAGTGTCTATCATGATACTATATGTTTCAGAATGTATATTCTCCATGGCTATTTGAAATCCATAAAAAGCACGTGCTTCAGCTAATTGAACATCACCAATAAACCTTACGGCTAGGTTCTCAGTTATAATGCCATCTGATGAGGCAAAAAACGCAAGAACCATACTTATAAAAAATCTTTCATCGTTGTTTAATTTATCATTCCAATCTACCAGATCTTTAGAGAAGTCAATTTCTTGAGGAACCCAAAAACAATCTACTTGTTTTTTATACATTTTCCATATGTCATTGTCCTGTATTGGAAACATAACATAACGTGAATCGTTCGGTGTTAATAGTGGGTCTTTTACTATAACTTCTGACATTCCTAAATAATATATACGGCATATTTTTATATCCATTTTTTTCCACATAAACTCTTTAACGCACGAATGATAAAATATTTGTATAATATATCACATTGAACATGGCTTCCGGTTTATGTAAATACAAGAATCTTTTTGGAAAACCAGGCGAGGGCCTAAGAAAATACCGCATTTTGGATATAGCCATATATGATACTGCAGTAGTTATCATAATCGGTTTGTTAATTTCGTATTTTACAGGCTATAATATATGGTTAACTTTAGCGGTTTTATTTATTTCAGGAATTATTGCTCATCGAATGTTTTGCGTGAGAACTGGTGTAGATAAATTACTTTTTACATGAAATAGCCACCACCATAATATTTTATATGAAATATAAAATAACTATGTAATATAAAATGAAAGAACCTACTAATGATGTTATTACCGTTTCATGCGAACCAAAAAAAAAGCAAAGGAAACCTCGCAAAGCATCACAAAAAGAATTAATCAATATATATTACGATGATCTAGGCATTGAAAAAGAAAGCGAAAAAACTTACTGCAAAAAACAAGTCGTTGAAAATTTCCAGTATTTATCAGCAAAAGAGAAAAATGCCTTTGAGAACAAATTTACGGTTCCGAAAAATCGACACCAAGAACAATATGTAAGTATGTTGAAGCAAAAGTCTAAGAAAATCATTGTCGTAAGCGGACCCGCTGGAACAGGGAAAACGCTTTTTGCGACTGAATTTGGTGTGCGCAATTTTTTATTAGGAAATGTGGAACGACTCGTTTTTACACGACCTTCGGTCAGTGTCGATGAAGACTTGGGGTATTTACCAGGAACATTAGAAGAAAAAATGGCACCATGGGTTAGACCAATTTATGATGTTTTATATCAATTTGTAACGCCGAATGAAGTAAAACAACATATGGAGGATAAAATCATTGAAATTTCACCTTTAGGTTTTATGCGAGGCAGAACTTTTAAAAATACGTGGATCGTTGCTGATGAAATGCAGAATTCAACTATTTCGCAAATGAAGATGTTATTAACGCGATTAGGTGAAAATAGCAGATTAATCATTACAGGTGATTTAGAACAATTTGATAAACCGAATGAAGTCAATGGGTTGGAAGACTTTTTGAATAGATTCAAGGGGAAACGATCATCTAGTATTACTAGTTTTCAGTTTGAAAAAGATGATATACAAAGAGAGGAAGTTGTGAAAGAGGTATTAGATATATATGCAGGAGAACATATACCGAATAATTATGTAGAAGACATTTAGCCATGGATAAAATATTATTATAAAGTATAATGAAAGGGTCAAAGAAAAACGCGATTTTACATAATAGATATGTTTTATATTTGATTTTTATAATCGCTCTAGGAAATCTCTTATCTTTGGGATATACGCGCGATTATTATTCAGTCTCTATTTTTGTTCTCATTGGATTTATAACTTCATTTTTTAGTAAAAATATGATTGTGATATTATTCATTGCGGTGGCATTGTCAAATATAATCAAATATGGCGCAAAAGCTGGTGTTGAAGGAATGACCGATGAAGCCGAAGTAGATACAGAACCAGCTAAAAAGTCAGATAAAAAATCAGAATCAGAATCAGAATCATTATCTGTAGAGACAACTGAAGGATCAAATAAGGAAAAATTCAGTCAAGATAAAAATGTAATTTATACTAGCGATGAAGATAAGGAAATGGCAAAAACTGAAAAAATGATTTTATCACAAGAAAAAATTTTGAAAAGCATGAATAAGTATAAACCCCTTTTAGATACATTACAAGGTATTACTAAGAATATGGCCATTGTTAAAGGTGCTTCCAGTGTTTCAGATGAATAGATTTTGTGTATGGATATGGCCTATATTATATATTTGTATTATATAATATATAATGATTCTTGGTCCATTAGATTTTGGTATGATGTTTACCGGTATTTATAACTTTATTGTAAGTAATATTGGGCTTATACAATCAACAATAGGCGCAGTTCAAAGTTCATATGGTACTATTACTGGTATTTTCTCAAAATTAAAATTACTGGCTTTTTTTACATTATTCGTTACTTTGGGTAAATGTATTTTTGCGTTTTTTGATATGATATGGAGTATATTGAATTGGATTTTTAAAGAATTTCTTCCATGGTTGTTTAAACCATGGCCACCCACTGCGTTTAATACTGGTAAAAAAACAGACAAGTTTATTGAAGCCGGGTTATTTCCATGGGTCATTCGATTTGCTATAGTTATGTCTACTAGAATTGCTAATTTTCCAAAATGTTTTATATGGTATATTATAGATATTGTAACATGGACAATGTATTTACCATTTCGATTTTTATTTTGGATACTTGATTATTTTTTGAATATGGGTATTGTAAAAGGAGAACATAAAGTATGGAATTTTTTCAATGATATTGACTATTATATTCACGGACCCGTTAAAAACTATTTCCTTGATCAATATGTTGCAATGAATAAAAAGAATGAAGTTGAAATAGAGTTTGGCGATTTTAAGTATAAAGATACTAACAATAGAGATAAAATAATTGATGTACAAAAAGAGATTGATATAAATAACAAAAATTCAGATAAATCTATTACGAATGATTCATCTAGTTTAAACCTAGGGTTTCATATTTTTCATTTTCCGAATTCAGTAATGGAATCATGTTATGGATCAAGCAATTTCAAATTAGCTAAATTAAAAAGTTTTCCAATGGATAAATGTAATGCGTTTTTAAAGACTCTTACAAACCCATTTTAGGATTGATTATGAAAACAATTTTAGTTCCATTGATCCTCTAACTAGCAATATATATACTAATGTATGGAGGATTAAACCACGTGTCGTTGGGCAGCCATTGGCTTCGGCAATTTTACCTAAAAGACCACCTAAGATTTTTTGTGTGAATTTATATGTATAGGGGTGAATCACTATAAGAAAAATAAACGCAGAGAAAATAGTAATTTGCCATTTCATATAGCTAGAATCAGAAGCAGATGCAGACATTATATATTATATATTATATAAATATATTATATAATGGCGAAAAAATGTATTCCTGGTGCGTTTTGTATTGAAAATATGACACTAGCTTTTTTATTATTTGTATTTATTGTTTTAGCATATATGTATTATGTTTTTATTGTAAAAGCATCTGAAAAAAATGTTGTTGTTTACCAGACAATGCCTATTCGCGGAACTTCACCACAGGTTGTTCACGGAACTTCACCACAGGTTATCATGGATCCATATGGGCCTCCTTATAGAACAGACGGAACTTATTTTCCAAGCGACTCAGGAGATATACGTGGATTACCCGCTATTCCACAGGTGCATGTTCCGATTAATCGAGGAATCCCTGTAAATATTGAAACGCGTGGTCTAAGTTTAGATTATTCTCAATTGGGTATTTTAACACGAGCAAATGGCAGTGATATGATTTTACCATTAATGGGTCGTAGACTAGTATCTGGATTAGATAAATGGCAGTATTATACTATTTCAAATACTGGAAACATGAATACAAAGCTTCCTATTTCGGTAAAAGGTAGAAGCTGTTCTGGCGAATATGGTTGTGATTCTATTATGAATGGAGATATGGTATATGTAGAAGGATATAATGATACTTTTAAAGTAACTGTTTATGAAACAAGTAAATTTAATTATATACCATATATTTAGGGGTGGTTTTATCGTATTTATTTATAGGGTTATTATAAATAATTATGGCAATACAGATTAAAAATAAATATTTGAAAGGCTTATTGAAAAGTAAAAGGACCAAATTTGTTGATAAAACAACAACTACGGTTTCGAATTATGTGGGAAAAGGTCTAGGTGTATCTAGATTAATGAAAGGAGGTCAGGGCACCGAAATTTCTGATACATTGAAGACAGCCTTATTGGCAAGAGCGAAAGAGTTATTTAATGAGGCGCTTAGAAAATCTGATAATACGACTGTTGATGATAGCACTAATTCTGATATTAATAATCAACAAATCGATTCTCCATTAGTATATAATACATCGTTACCATCGATTACTAGTTGGAATAGTGGTCGTTTGAATGATGATATAAAACAACGAGCAGATATTCGCGAAGCAACGAAATTAATACAAGCAATGGAATTACAAGAAGCAATGAAAATACAAAAAGCAATAAAAATACAAGAAATAATGGAATTAAAAGAAGCAATGGAACTAACACCACGACTACCACTACTACCACCAGCAGCAGCACCAGCAACATCAGCAGAAGCAGCAGCACCAGCAACATCAGCAGAAGCAAAAGCAAAAGCAGAAGCAGAAGCAGAAGCAAAAGCAAAAGCAGAAGCAGAAGCAGAAGCAAAAGCAAAAGCAAAAGCAAAAGCAGAAGCAGAAAAAAATGAGCTATCTAATACAGTAGCAAATGCAATATCTAATACTTTATTATCCAATTCAGAATTAGTATCTGATAAAAAAGTTAATGATCTATCTAGTACAATAGCATCTGCAGTATCACATACGTTATCAACTTCACCACCAATTTCTAATAATTTAGATTCAGTATCTGATAAAAAAGACAATGATCTACCTACTATACTAGCAGCTGCAATATCAACATCATTACAACAAGGTCAAGTATCATTACCACAAGTCATACAGAAAAATGGTCTACCTGAAGCAATAGCAACAGCAGTATCAACTTCATTATCAAATACAACATCTTCAGGAAAAACAGATGACCTACCTGAAGCAGTAGCAGCTACAGTATCATCATCATTAGTGACAGAACAACAAGATAACATATTATCTAATGTAATAGCACCAGCAACATCAGTACAACAAAATAAAACATTATCATCCCCACAAGTCATACAGAAAAATGGACTACCTGAAGCAATAGCAACAGCAGTATCAACTTCATTATCAAATACAACATTTTCAGGAAAAACAGATGACCTACCTGAAGCAGTAGCAGCTGCAGTATCAACTTCATTAGCGACAGAACAATCACACCAAGATAACTTATCTAGCATAATATCAACCACTATATCAAAATCATTATCAGAATCAACTCAACCACTAGTCATACAAAAAAATGGTCTACCTGAAGCAATAGCAACAGCAGTATCAACTTCATTATCAAATACAACATCTTCAGGAAAAACAGATGACCTACCTGAAGCAGTAGCAGCTGCAGTATCAACTTCATTATCAAATACAACATCTTCAGGAAAAACAGATGACCTACCTGAAGCAGTAGCAACCGCGATATCAAATGGTCTATCGTCAAATAATAATGTTACTAATCCTCAATCTATTACTGGATTTTTATTAATGTTCAAAAAAGGTTCTAATACAATTACTTATAACGCAAATAATACAAGTATGATAAATGAATTAATTAAAGAATTGAACAATATCATTTATGGTCAATTAGCATCATCAACTTCACAACAATCACAATCACAAACACAACCACCACCACAATCACAAACACCACCACCACCACAATCACAAACACCACCACCACCACAATCACAACCACAATCTCAAGAAAATAAAGGATTAGAAAAACTATTCACCGATTCATTCATTAATATGTTATCGTCGGTACCATCCTCATCACAACCACAATCTCAAGAAAATAAAGGATTAGAAAAACTATTCACCGATTCATTCATTAATATGTTATCGTCGGTACCATCCTCATCACAACCACAATCTCAAGAAAATAAAGGATTAGAAAAACTATTCACCGATTCATTCATTAATATGTTATCGTCGGTACCATCCTCATCACAACCACAATCTCAAGAAAATAAAGGATTAGAAAAACTATTCACCGATTCATTCATTAATATGTTATTGGCCTAGGTACCCATTAGATGAATACGACCACCAAAACCTGAACGAACTGTATATGACAAAAGTATAATTGTCTTACAACCAACAACCAATAACCAATAACCAATAACCAATAACCAATAACCAATAACCAACAACTGATGCTAGCTATAAAATAACGTCATCATGATTAAGTAATAATAACTAACACAATAATATATACTTATGAAAAAAGAAGATAAACAATATTTATTATATAATATAAAGACATCATCATAACATTATGTTTACATCAACTCAAAATGTATCTACTGAAACACCGACTTCGAGTAAACCTAGCACTGTTTGCGAGAACGCCAAATATAAAAATATTATAACCAATTCGGATACTGCAGAATCATCTTATTTTGCGATTGACAATATATTAGAAAATGAAAAGATAACAAATAAAAGCGAAGCATGGAATAAATTGGATAAGACAGTGAAAATTCAAAAGCTTCATATTTTCTCAGAGAAATATGGAAAAGAACATAATATTCCTATAAAGGAAATCAAGCACCTGAAATTATTTTTCAATGAATCTCTAGATAAAAACAAATTACAAAAAACGAAAGATGTAAACTATGACAAAGAAAAAGGCATCATTCTTTCTATTCCTGCTTTAACATTTAACTCAACAAATCGCAATTTTACATTAAAAAATTTAGATACAAAGCACGTTTCCACTATAAAATCATTAACGCCAAAAAGAATAAGCGAAAAGATGAAAATAGATATATCAAATAATCTATAAAATTGAAACATATATAAACATTATACTAATCTATATATTAAAATAATGTCTGACGAATCCATTGAATTTGTACATGCGAATGAAGTTGATGCCGATTATGAGGTCGAAGTCGAAAAATCATCATCGGAAAAATCATCCTCGGAAAAATCATCTTCAGAAGAATCGTATATAACACCGTTTTACGAATATTTTTCAAAAGATGAATTTCATGATTTAGTCACAAGCATTGACGACCTCATAGAAGAATATCAGAGTTCAGAAGTGTTGAAAATGGCAAAGCCAGATTTTCATAAAGAAATGGCTGAAGATGTAACACATATTATGTTTCAAAATTTGCTAGATGCAGAAATTTGTAAAGATAGTGACTATGATTCTATATCGAAGCTAGTTGACATTCATTGTCAATATAGCAACATTCAAGTGAGATCTATGGACCACTGTAATTGTAATTATCTTTGTGATTACTACGGTCTAGAAGAACAAACGGTTCTAACAGATATACAAAATAAAATAGACCATTTGCGAAAATTAAATGAAGAGTCGCCAAGACAACGAACACCTGAATGGTATCAACGTAGATATAATATGATGACGGCGAGCAATCTTTGGCAAGCATTGAATACAGAGTCTCAGAAAAATCGGTTGATTTATGAAAAATGTAAACCATTGGACTTTGGATATACAGAAAACAAATGGGTCAATACAGACAATTCTCTTCATTGGGGGGTCAAGTATGAACCACTTACTGCTTTAATATATGAAAAAATGACTGGAGCAAAAATAGAAGAGTTTGGCTGTATCCAACATGAAACATATCCGTTTTTAGGTGCTTCACCTGATGGAATCGTCACAAATATTGAGTCTCCTCTATTTGGTCGTATGTTAGAAATAAAAAATATTTATAACAGAGAAATGAATGGCATTCCTAGTGAAGCATATTGGATTCAAATACAAGCTCAATTAGAATGTTGTAATTTAGATTTTTGCGATTTTGTGGAAACACGATTCAAAGAGTATTCATCGGAAGAAGAATTCTTTCAAGAAGAGGATAATGAAATGATGCGCGGATTAATCTTATATTTTGTACCAAAAGATGGCAAGTCAAATGTTCCGGTTTATAAATACATGCCACTAGATATTTCATTGAACGAAAACGCAATGAATGAATGGATATCCTTATGTAAAGAGGAACTGCCAGAGTTCGCTGTATATACAAAAATATATTGGTATTTGGATGAAATTCATTTATCAACGATTGAAAGAAATACGGATTGGTTTGCTGCTGCTTTACCGATTCTTCAAAATACATGGGATACAATTGAACGAGAGAGAGTCTCTGGATACGAACACAGAGCAGCAAAAAAACGTATTGTAAATGATGTGATTGTAGTGAATTCTGTAGACGGTTCAGAAACACATATCATAAAAAATATGCCTATTAGCAATAACATATGTTTAATAAAAATTGATGAAAATGATAAATAAATAGTTTTTATAGTGTTGTATCTCTATTGATTATCCATATGTGTTATGTATATTATGTATAATATAGCCTGTTGTATTCGCAATAACAAATAATAAGTGAATAGTAGAAATAAATTGTATTTTTTGTTTTAGAGGTGTTTCGTCTGCAAGAATAGTATATACTGGATCATTTGTAATGAAACGCCAAGGTAAATATATAAACCCAAACCATATATACAACCATAAATATGAATACAATAAATCACTACTCGTAAAATATATATAGCATTTATTTTGTGATACAATTTCATTGATAAATAACGCATAAGGAACGCTATGACTAGCACATGACCAAACGCGTTCATACCATTGTATTATATTATTGTTCTCAATGCAATCTGAATCTTTTATGCCAAATAATACTTTACCTATCCAATAGCCAAATGTAATTATAAAATGGACGTTGTATGCAATTGGCAAAAAGTCTGGATTAAAATAATATATATAGGATGCTATGTGACCGCTATCTGTAAATCTTACAAATTGTTTTAGTGCGTTATATGGATGTGGTAAATAATTATAGGATCCTTCAAACCAATAGAAATAATTTGCTGGATATAGTTTCATAGATATAACTGTGGAAAGAAAAACGTCATTTGTGAAATAATATAGAAAATAATGAATAAATGGCACATACATACCATTCATTATAAAGAGTTGGATCTGTTGTTTTATATTTATCATATGTATAAATATAAAGCGTCCTCTTTTTATTATGTTTTAGGTATATGAAATGGATGGGTTTTTGAATGAGGTATTTTCAATAAATATAGACCAATAATAATAGAAAATACACCGATATATTGTAAATAGTTATCAAACCTTTCTCCTAATACTACATAAGCATAGACACTTTCAATCAAACTACTTGTTCCATCCCATGCGTTATTAACCATCAAAATAGTCGATCCTTGTAGATTGATAATCAATAGAATAACTACACCTATATAACCAATAATGCCAATTCCTAAATACATTTCGCCTTTATCGTTTGCATATTCTTTTAATGCAACATCGCCCAATATTTCAGTTAACGAAAGACCTATTATTTGTGGAAGACTCATATATAATACATAATTATAATTTTAATTCATATGTATCTTTTACATGCCAATTTGCTTTTATTTTATATAAATCTATATCATAATATTCAACAATTCGTAACACGCCATTATTATAATAATCATACGGCTCAGAAACATTAACCAAATTATCCTTATTATAAATTAACTTTGCGTTTTTATCATTTTTACACCCTTGAAGATTTAAAACCGCACCTTTCTGTATAAAATGAAAGGAAACTTCAAGGTTTGCCTATTTCAAGGCATGTAAATTTTGATTTTGGGAATTCTTCTAAAAACCCTGATGAGTTATTGCTTCTTGATAAATAATTTGGTCTTTCTTTATTATTTATCGCATTATAAGCAATTTTGTAAATATTTGTTGCTCCATTCACATCTCTATTCCAATAACCGCATCCGTTCTTACAACAAATCAGTCCATGGACGAGAATGTTTCCTGTTTTATATGGTCTTGGATTTTCCATTACCATATTCTTCACACAAATACCTATTTCACATTTGGAACATCTACAACTGGTTCTAAATTCATCTACTAAATAAGTTTGAAAACCTGCTTTTCTAAACAAAGTTCTCATTCCTTTTCCTTTGGTTGCTTCCTTGTATTTCATTTGTTGTTTCTGTTCGTAATCACCAAAACAAACTACAACTTCTGTTTCATTACCAAAAATGTGTTTGAAATTGTTTAACATTTTTTGTTCGCTTTTCTTGGTATTTCTATAACTTTGTAATCTTAATTTTCTAAAAATATATTTTTCATAAAACTTGAATAACATACCATTTATTTCACTTTTCTTTTGTATATATTCCTTAAATTTTGATATATTAAGTGTTTTTCTGTTTAATTTTGATAATTCAGTTTCCCATTCTATAATCGTTTTCCCATTTATTTTCTCTTTTTTCAATTCTAATTGTATTTTGGAATACTTCTTTTTCTTTGTTTCTTTTCTTCTTTGGTCTTGTGAATATCTAAACTTATTCGCTTCTTTATTATCGGCATCTACGCAATAAATTAAATCACATTTTCCTGGGTCTATGGATACAATCTTTTTATTTTGTAGTTGTGAATAATCTTTCAATTCATCAATATATTCTTCATTATTTATTCCTTTTTTCATCATCGGTAGTTTCTTTCCTATTAAATCTTTTCGTAATAATAACAAAGAGCAACTAATTCCATCGGTTTCTATCATATGGTGAAATTCATAATGTTTTTTATGGAAACATTTGCGTTCAGTTCTAAAAAAGAATTCCCAAATTTTATTTTCATTTCGTTTCAAATTTCCTTCTGTTAAATACTTGCTTTTGTTTCCTTGTTTTTTCGTCATAAGAAGATGCACTAATGTAGTTGTATCTAATCTTATATGTTTTGGTATAATTTCATTACGCATAGGAAATACATTACAAATTGTTTGTTCTTCTTTTTCTACTTGTTTCATCATTTTAATCATACAAGGGAAATAATCCATAGGACTACACATTAAATCATAATATAGATTTTTCTTGAATGTTTTAACTGGTATAATATGTTGTTTTTGTTGTTTAATCCATGTATGATAAGAATTATGAGATTTGTATTGCGTTGTTTCAACATTCAGTAAATCATTTTTGATTTTTCTTAACTGATTACATAATTTGTTTATTTTTGTATCTTTTGCTTTTTTGGTAATATTCATTTTTCTTATTTTGCTTACAATAAATTTCTTTTTCCAAACCACATTTACATATCGTTCTACATATTCAACAAAATGATTTTTAATGTTATTTTCATACATGGTAAGAATATCAATTGTTAAATAATCCAAAATAGTATTCATATGTGTATATTCAAGTGTTTCCTTTTGGATAAGCGGTTCAAAATCGGTTTTGTAAAAAGCGGTTAAATTATCTTTGAGTTCTTTAATTTCTTTCTTTGCTGGTCTGCCTTGTGGTTTTTCATTACACATAATTTTCATACATGAATTTACGAATACCTTATCTATAACTGGTAAAGTGTTATTTTTTTCATAGTAATTCAATAAATATAATTTCATAAAAAGTAAAACATTAATTACTATTTTATTACAAAGAATAACGGCATTTGTAATTTTCGGTGTATTTATATCAGGATGTTTCAAGACACTTTTCAAGGAAAGTTTAATTCCTTTGAAAAAATCGTCAGGTGGTTTTTCTTTTATAGACATCCTTATAATATTCCTAAATATTTTATTTTTAAGTAATTTAACGAATAAAATATAAAATTGAAACAAAATTATATAAAATCTATTTAACAATAACTATAAATGAACGATACTATTATGAAAATGAATGAAAATAAAGAACAATATGTTTATGTTATGTCTAATCCGTCTTTTCCTGCCGACATGCTAAAAATTGGTTGGACGAGAGAACACCCCAATATAAGAGCAAATGATTTGCATACATCAGGAATACCTACTCCTTTTATAGTTGAATATGTAATTATTACACCAGAGGGTTCTAAACTTGAAAAACAAATTCACAATCATATAAAAAGTCATCGTGTAAATTCTAATAGAGAATTTTTCAAAATTTCAAAAGATGAACTATCTGAAAAATTAATAAATGAGTTAATGCTTGAATTAAAATCAATAACTGACATTAACACACCTATTAATACAAAAAAAACTTATCATAAAAAAGTAAATGAAATAAAATCATTATATGAAGAACTTAAAAAAGAAACAGAAGAGTTTTTCAGTAAATTAAAAAAAGATAAATCCAAATTAGTTATAACAGAAAATAATAATAAAAAATATGTTTCTACTTGCACAATAGAAACCGAATATAACACAACAAGTTTAACGCCTCATGGTTTTGAAGACGATGAAGAAAGACACATTAAAAATGCTTATTATTTTATAAACAGAGATATCATCAAATATAAAGAATGGTTGGATAATTTAATTGACAATTATGAAGAAATAAAAAATAGAATAGGTATTGAACAATTAAGAAGTGATAATAAATCATTTAAAGAAATGATTTTAGACACACACAAACACTTTCGTAATATTAAAAATGAATATGAATGGATTTTCTAATGTATTATATTAATTCAAAACTATAAATATGTGTTCTAATATATTTTCCGTTTTCTGTAAATTGAAAATCTTTACTTTCAATATTATATTTTGATTTTAATAAATTTTTTATAATACTTAACCAAGGTCTTTTTATTTTACTTGGTTCGCCAACTGCTTTTAATCCATTAAATGAAAACCATTTTCTTATTTCAGGTATTAATTCCATGATTTTATTTTGTATTTCTTCATTCTTATCTAATTCATAAATTGTATATGTATTCTTGTTTTTCAAATCTATTATGGATATAATTTTTTCTATAACCTCTTCCTGTTCTTTTTTATATAAATCACTTTTTAATCGCATAGGCATCGTAAATATACTTAAAATACACAAATAAATTTTAAGTATATTATTTATAAATTTTTAATTTCCTTTTTCTTGTAGATGGTTTCCTTATAAATTCTATTTTTTCATTCATTCCGTATGCGTGTTGAAAATAGTTTTTATAATTTTCAGGTTTTACTTTTTCTATCGCATTTTCTACATTCTTTTCTAATTGTTCGTAATTTTCAACATTTCTATTCTTTTTCATATAAGTTTTGATTTGATTAAAGTATGCCTCTATTGGATTGTTGGTTTTAGGTGTATAAGGTATCGCAAATAAATATTCATTACCACTTTTGGTAATCGCATTTTTTATCAATTCATTATTATGACTTTTCGCATTATCCAATACTATCAAATATCCTTTATAATGCGGAAAAATATGTTTCTGTAAAAATTCTACAAATCGTTCAGCAGTCATTCCACCTTTTTCATACATTTCTTTTCCTACTATTTTTGAATTACTTATTGCTACTAATAATGTAAATTTACGAAAAACAAATTGATTTGATGTTTTTATTCTACATCTTCTTCCCAAATAGCAACGACTATAAGTAGGATGCAACGCAGAACCTACACTTGTTTCATCTAAACAAATTATTTTGTTTAATGGATAATGTTTTATTTTTTGATAAAAAACATTCATTTCGGTTTGTTTATCAATTGGTTTCTTATATCTTTCTTTTGGGAAATGCTCGTGTCTTGTTCGTTTTCTTGTTTGGTTATTATCTCTAATAACATGTCCTAAATGTTGAGGCGTAATATCAAAAGTAGGATATTTTTGTTTCATATCAAATGCTAATTCATTCATAGTCAATTGTTCGTTTTTCTTCAATAATTCTAAAGCAGTTTTCACTTGTGGTTTAGTAATCTTGTAAGAAATTGGTTTTCTGTTTTTTCTTGTTAGATTTTTAGAAGAATTGTATCTTTTAATCCAATCTCGTAAAGTAGATTTTTTACAATCAAATATTTTACATGTTTTCTTATATCCATCTCCTTTATCATTATTTAAGTAATATTTAACAGCAGAAATTTTATAATCTTCTGTCTTATGTTTAGTCATCTATATTATTTTGAGAAAAAATATAAAAAATAATTAAAGGTGCGGTTTTAAATCTTCAAGGGTGTAAATACAATGTCTTCATCTTCTACACCTTTTTTTTTATAATATTGTGTTTTACTATCATCTGTATTTTTTAATTTTTTTAATATATGACTACATTGATGAATTATATTATTTGAATAAATGCCTATATTCATAGAAGCAGACGGTCTTAAACGTAATGTATCTTCGTTGGTAATATCAATATCTCCTATTTTTTGTAAAAACTGTGGACCCACAACAGTTGTATCATGTAAATAAAAATAATATTCATCTTTCTTTGCTAGAAACTCCATTATAGAAATTAAACCTGTAAAATCAATAGAATTATGATTACAATATACAAATGTTATATTGTTACTTATCACTTTGCTTTTATAATTTGCGTTTTCATAATATCCGCCAATAAAAACGATAATATTATAATCATTATATTCCTTACATTTTTTTAAACTATCTAATAATTTATTCAAGGCAAATGTATTGTTTTTATGACTATTAATAACAATCGTTATTTTTTTGTTTGAAGAAAAACATTCATTTAATCTTATAATATATTTATCATACAAAAAAATAGTAAACAGTGTGAAAATATATACCCCCACAATAATTAAAAATATAACAAGCATACAAACCGCAAATTTATCAGTAATTAATTTTTTCATATATAATGTATAAATATTATATTCAATTGATACAATAATTATGCGAATTTCATATAAAAAATATCCATTGACCCAATGGTATGAGTATATCGTTTTTATTTTCAATAATGATTCACTATTGAAATTTATCTTGTAATATTCTTCATTTGTAATTACAATGTATTATTTCAAATATTATATGAGTCGGTTTACAATCAGTTCTCATAAGGCTTACATCAGGTTCTCATAAAATTGATCTAAAATAGTGAATCAATTATAATAGCATATGACAGTACCAATTGAATATGCTACGCAAATCGAACATGTATAGACATCTTGACATCGAGGATAATACCACGACTACTCAAAATGAACAACGAAAGGCTCAAAAAAAGCTCAGAGAAATAGCACAACTAGAGCAAAAAGAGAACCTGACTACGGAAGAAGCAGAAAAAGTTAAAATGAAGCAAAAATGGGCCAGTATTTTAGACTCTAATCTGACGAATGGTGGCCAAAATAAACAGCCCGATGATGAATGTAAGATGAAGCAACAAGCAAGACATATGTTAAAGGAACAAAAACGTCAGCGCGAAAAAGAAAAACAACAGCGCGAAAAAGAAAAACAACAAAAAGAAGCAGAACGTAAACAGCAAGAAGCTCTTCGAAGACAAGAAGAAAAGGATAAATGGAACAAATTACAAGCAGAAAAATTGGAACAAGAAGCGAGAGAAGCGAAAGAACAATTTGAGAAATTCATGAGAGAACAATGGGAAAGGGCGAGAGAAGAGGCAGAAAAAGAACAACAAGCAAGAGAACAGCTAGAAAAAGATGACACATTTGTTATCTCGCTAAAAAACGAGTTCGCTGAATTATTACGTAAACAAAGCGGTAATGTTAACCGTGTTTTTCGATTGCTATCTCGAAAATATCATCCAGATAAAAATAATAATAGTGACACATCCGCTGATAACCAAAAACATCTTTCCAATATCAGAGACAAATTTCTAAGTGGCGAATACAAATACAAATACCAATAAAAACTTGACTGAAGGTTCTCTCGATTTACCAAAGGTTCTCTCGATTTACCAAAGGTTCTCTCGATTTACCAAAGGTTCTCTCGATTTATTATATTTTGTGTAAATACATATAGACTTATTTATTCATATTATATTATTATGCAACATGAAACATACCCTGTTCTCAATACAGTAAAAAATAGACTAGATTTTTTTTTATATTCTAAAAAAATACCACATATTATTTTTCATGGACCTTCAGGCACAGGTAAGCGAAGCATTGTAAATAATTTCTTATTCAATATTTATAGTAATGACAAGCAAAAAATGAAATCAAATATTATGTTTGTCAACTGTGCGCATGGTAAAGGTATTAAATTTATTCGCGAAGAGCTCAAATTTTTCGCAAAATCAAATATACAATTCAACTGCGGGGTCATGTTTAAAACAATCGTATTATTAAATGCTGATTTTTTGACGATTGACGCACAATCCGCTCTGCGTCGTTGTATTGAATTATTCAGTTTTAATACTCGATTCTTCATTATTGTTGAGAACAAACACAAATTATTGAATCCTATTTTATCTCGATTTTGTGATATATATATTCCTGAAACTGTAGGTTCTCAAAATACAACAATTAATTTACATCAACATACAATTCAAAGAAAATATTTATTCAATGATTTGAAGAAAAAACGAATGAATTTTCTTTGTGAAAAAATGTCCGCATGTTTTGATATAAATAATTCTATAACACATAAAGATTTAGTAAAGTTAGTTGGAGATTTATATGAATCTGGATATTCTTGTTTAGATATTATTGAATGGATAAAACAGGAATGTTCTGTTTTCTCAGAAAAGGAAAAATCGGCCATTGTTCTCGTATTTCATAAAATAAAATCAGAATATAGATGTGAAAAAATGTTGATGTTATATATTTTAGACTATTCTTTTTTGCGTCAAAACAAAGAGGTGAAAAATATCGGGTTTATGTAAAATGGACGACTTTGTAATCTCGAATTTGCATGAATCACGAAATGAATGGTGTAGTCGTTTAGTCAGTATTCTTACACCATTGGTCAGTGAAGGAATCCGCTCTATTTTCAATGAAGCATGGAAACTCTGTTTAGATACAGATGAACTCAATAAATATTTGATGACATTTCAAAACCTACTTTCTCGTATTCCTAAATGGAACGCTATTATCATTGAAGAAGAGCGAAAACGAATTATTGAAAGGAGTGGATGTACTTATTTAGAAGATTTGATCACATGTGTTCATATAATTCAGTTGAAGGTTCTCACATGTATTCGTGTAGGAAATCGTCAAAAAAAGATTGATATTGCTATTCCAAAATTGGACAATTTTTTACACAAGGTATATATTCATGTTGCTCGAAAAGTATATATAAATGTATATTTATTTGAAAAAAATATAACACCACTTCAAATACAGAAACATGGTCGCGAATTAGAAATTATTATTCAAGAATGTATTCTAACCGCTATACGTGAAAGTATTCCTACAGAGGATATTATAAAAGCATATATGGACGAATCTGTCGAACTTGAAGAAGAAGTGGTTATTGAGAACATTGATGAGCCTACCTTAGAATCAGGCGAAGAAAAATCAGAATCAGATGACAAACCATCGGAAGACAAACCATCGGAGGACAAACCAAAAGAAGAGACCCCTTCTGTAGTCCCCTCTATAAAAAATATAGATGATTCACCTGTTATTACTCGTCTCACATTCAATGATTACGATTCCGTTTTGGATTCAAATAATAAAGAGGAAAAAATAAATGCGCCAAAAACAATTGAACGATTAGAAGAGATTAGTACTGAAAGAGCTATACAAAGAAAATTAGAGGAAGACGATGAACTAGATGATAAAATCAAAATTCATACAGACAATATTTCATTAGATACATTAGATGTATTTGATATGAATAAAAGAAACGGCGCGGATGATTTTGTTTCACTAGATGACATTGAAGAGTTGAATTAATATTGATAGATAATTTTTACACATATATATTTGTAAAAATTATTTATATTGAGACATTTGAATGCCTTTTTTTGAGAACCCTGATTTCTCATAGAATGATACTAATCGTTCATTACAATCCAATATAATTTTGTAACAATTATTATGGATGGCTATTTTTTGTAGATATTCTAATAATTCTTTTGCAATTCCTTTATTTCTCCATTTTTCGAGAACCACGATATCTTCTATATGACCAGCAGGTCTTCCTCCATGTATAATTTTTGGTTCAATTATGATTGTTCCACTACATATAATGGTTTCGTCTTCTATACCCACAATTATTTGTCCCATAGACTGTATTGCCACAATATTTTTGAAAAATTCTTCATTTGTGATTTCTGAAACGGTTGTAAGTTCTCCAAGTAGTAATAAATATTGCCGTTTTATTTCAGATATATTTTCTATTTGTTTGAGAACAAGGTCATAAAGATTAACGAATTTCATAGTTATATATTCATTTTATCTTTATTTTATCTTTATCTTGTTATATGTTTCATCTATTAGTTTCAATAGTGTTTCGCGTTCTATATTGATATATTCTAATATGTATTTTATGATTCGGATTTTATTTGCTGGATGATCCACCTCATATGAATAGTCTCGCTGAACATCTCTTCCATATAAAATACCTATTTTGTGTAGAATCTGTTTTTCCATCTGTTTTATAGATTGAAAAATGATTTTTTCTTCTGTTTCGGTTGGTGCATCATCATCCCCCAAAGATGAATTATGTATCTGTGTTGTCCAATCAATCTCTTTTTCTTTATACCATTCATCTAGATGTCTTATATGAAGTATTTTTTGGTTATCGTCTTCGTCCTTTATACACTGTATTGGACGTTCGGCAATAGGAAACTTGTCGATTTCTGTTTTTAACATATTCACTATGGTATCAACATAGTCGCTACTTGATATAGTTGGTGGATATACTGGCAATAAAGGTATACTATTAATCATATCAATAAAATTTTTTGTACCTTTGAAGTTTTCATTTAATATGAAATTAATGCTGTTGTTATTGGTATTGGTATTGGTAATAGTGGTTGGTTTCTGGTTCGCTTTTATTTCTGTTAATATATTTTTTATTTCTTCCATTGAAATATTTGTGACTGGTTCTGATATAACACATTTTGAGTTGTGTTTCATTAATCCGGCACTAGACAAATATTTTTTTTTACACTTTACACATACATGTGTATATAAATTAATATTATCAATAGTATCCTTGTGTCTTTTACTATTCATATGATATGTATAATTCTGTCGAATATTTGTATGAAATACACATGTTTCGCAATTATATTTATAAGAATTCATATAATATATATTTTACTTTTATTTGAACAATTAATTAATGAATTGTTACAATTAATTAATTGTTACAATTAATTAATTAATTGTTCCTAAATAAAAACTAATGAATTGTAACAATTAATTAATGAATTGTAACAATTCATTAAAAAATATCAAAAAATCCATTTTCAAAAAGTTCTCAGAATTTGGAATTTTCTTTTTTCCTCTTTTTCTTTTTTTTTCTTTTTCTTTTTTCAAAATATTTTGAACTTTTTGAAAATGAATTTTT